CTGGAGGAAATAGATTTGCCTGCCTGTTCCTTCAGTACGGATTTTGCGCGTCTCAGCGGTAAGTAGCGGCAGCTACTTGCGTTTGTCCGCATCCATGCAGGTAGACCCGGTCTTTTCCGTTTCAATAGCTAAGGTAGAGACCGTAGAGCGGTATAGTTTTCAACTATGCGTTTCAGGCTGTTTCCTTTTCTGATTGTTGCCCTTCATTTCTGTCCCCTATCACCACGCAGTTTCGCTTTTTTGTGCTGCAAAGGTAAATGTTGACGTCACTGGCTCAAGTTCGGGCTGGCGTTTCCGAAAAAATCTCCACCCTTCGGGTAGTATTCAGGCCGTTCCGGTTTTCTGAAAAACTTGTTCTTGCTCCTTACAACACCTTTTGATGCAGCGTAAAAAAGGCGAAACATACCGCGTAGCGACAGGCGACGCAGAAAAAAAAAGCTCCAATCAGGGAAACAGCCAAATTTGAAAAGGCTCACACCCGGAAGCTCAAGGTTCAACATAAAAATTGCAGCATTATGAAAACATTTACTTACAAACAGGCTATCGAGGTCTTGAACAAGTTTTTCAAGGGGTACAGAATATTGAAGAAGTTTGACGGGATTAGGGAGTTGAGCATTCTTTTTCGGGATGCGAACGGAAAAAAATGGGAATTGCTTTCAACAGCCGACCCCTATTTTCAGACGGTAGAGGATTATGTGATTATAGAGGCGTAATATTTTAATACATAGCATCTTAATACATAGAATTATGAAAAAGGAAAGAGACGAAAAGAAAGAACGTGAAGCACGTTTGCTGAAAAGGCAGCAGTTAAAAATATTGTCGCAGTCGTTAGTCGCTCGCAGAAATTTGGGCGAATATATGGGTAACGAGGATGACACGGTAAACGGTCTGTTGCGGTTTTACTATGCCTGCAAGGGGTACACCAACCTAAAGACTTTCAAGGAGTGGAAAGAGGCGGGCTACACCGTTCGCAAAGGAGAAAAAGCCCTGCTTATATGGGGAATGCCCATCACATCGAAAGCGGAAAAGCAGCGCATTGAGGAACTGAAAAAACAAGGCCGGGAAGAGGAAGCGAAAGAGGACTTTTTTCCCTTATGCTATCTCTTTGCCGAAAGCCAGGTACACAAGTTAGAGAAGTAGGTTAACCAACTATTTATAAATCATTAATTATTAACTTTTTAAAATTTACAACAATGGAAAAAGAAGTAAAAACAATCGGTCAGGAAGTAACTAAAGCAGTAGAAACCATGAAAGAGGCAGGAAAGCAGGGAAAACAGCCCCAACAGCAACCGGAGAAAGAGGAAAAGCCAGATACACCCAAGAGTAAAGGGAAAAACCCCAAGAAGGACGAGGCTGCCAAATTGCAGGAGGAAATCAACCGCAAGACGAAAGAGTTGGAAAAATGTTTGGCCGAGCTGGAACGGAAGAAAGAGATTTCCCGTAACCGTACAGCATTCATCAACGCTATGGATAAGCTGGATGAAGCGGCAGGAAAGCTGCAAGAGGACAACTCTTTTGAAACGCCCCTCTATAAATTGCGATTTACGGACGCTTCGGGCTATGGCAGTAATAGCGACATCTTTACCATTTCTAACCGTTATTTGCTGGAAGAGTTCATAAAGTTTATGAAGAAAAAAATACAATCGAAAATCGAAGAACTGGAGCAGCTTCTAATCAGTGAATAACAAACAGAATAGCCCACTTTCGGGTGGGCTACCTAATAAAAAACGGATATTATGGATACTTTATTTGATAGCCCATGCCGCTACATGAGCGACAGTGAACTTTTGTACGAAATCAGCAACAACAGACAGATTGTTTCGGACATCGAACGCAGCAACGAAGTGATAGACCTTGAAAAATTGTTTTCCTCTTTGACTCCTGGACGCAGGAGGGTAGCCGTGGCAGCCGTGGAGATATACAAGAGGCAACAGTCGCAGCAGGTGGAACGCAGGGAGATATTCGGGAGTGCAGACATATACAAACTGATGGGGCCGTTGATAGGAGATTTGCCGAATGAGGAGTTTTGGGTCATATCTCTCAATCAATCTGCCAAGCTCATCAAGAAAGTACGCATATCGGTAGGCGGCATAACCCAGACTTCAGCGGATATAAGGCTGATTATGCGAGTGTTGATTGATACGGGGGCTACGCAGTTTGCAGCGGTGCATAACCATCCGAGTGGCAACATCCGACCGAGCAATGAGGACAAGAGACTGACGGAGCAGCTTAAAAAGGCGGCAGGGTTATTAAATATTAGGATGATAGACCATGTGATTATAACGAATGGTGGATATTACAGTTTTGGCGATGAGGGGCTGATTTGACGGATGGGTGCAGGGCGCACCCATTCCGTTTGCTCGCACGCTCGCAAACGGAATGGGACCCGAAAAGCGGAATGACTGGTCGTGTTACCGTTCCTTCAACCACGGAGGGGCTTTTTTTGTCCTATGAGAGCGGATGGTTGGGTTCTATCTTTGTGACAAAAAAAGAGATATGATACGCTTTTTCACAAGATTCGTCGCCACCTATGGGTATGATTCACCGAAGGAGTTCTTTCTTTCGGTGGCTCCGAGCTTCAAGTACAACCTGCAATTTCCGGCCATCTCCTTCAGCGCCGTCACTGCCGTAGTCAGCGAATGGATAGGCATTACACCGTTCCTGGCCATGGCCATGCTCATCGCCATTGTCTCAGAGATGTGGACAGGCATCCGGGCAAGCAAGGTCCAGGGAATAGGATTTGAAAGCTTCCGTTTCTCACGCTGCATCATCAAGCTGTGTATCTGGCTGACCATCATCTATATCACCCACTCGTTCTATCTGGAGAGCAAGGCCGGAGCGGAAGAAAGCTTTGTCATGCTGCTGGCCACCCTATTCTTTTCCATTGTCAAGGTGTTCGTCATGACCTGGTTCTGCGTCGAGCACGTGACAAGCATACTGGAGAACCTGGCGGTCATCGACGGCAAGCCGAAAGACGCGCTGATCAAGCAGGTGGGAATATTGTGGGTGACAGTTACGGACAAATTCAGAAAAAAGGCCGATGAGACGGAAGGTTAGCCATATGTTGCTTTGTGCGGTTATCGCACTTCTCTCCGGCTGGGCCGGCCACTGGCTGGGTTCCCGGAAACGGAGCATTGTCCGCGTACCGGAAACGGTGGTCAGGCATGATACGATACGCCCTGCCATTCCGGAACCGGAGGTGATTGTCCGTGAGGTACCCACAGAAGTGGATACGGCGGCTATACTGGCCGACTATTTCTCGGAGAAGCATTATCTTGATACAATTATTGAACGCCCTTACCTGAAAGTGGAGCTGACCGACGTCATATCCCGCAATTCATTGCTTGACCGCACGGTAGTGGTGGACTATCGGCAACCGGTCGTCTGCAACAATGCTCTTGCCTTAGGTCTGGAAATTGGACGTTCCTGGCAAGTCTTGTCGGCAGAATATCGCCATAAGCAATGGGAGTTCAGAGCAGGATATGACTTGTACAACAGGTCACTGGTGTTGGGCATTTCTAAAACCCTTTGGCAATGGTAGTGGACGGCATACATGATGGAGTGGACTGCTTCATCTCGGAAATCGGGGAAATAAAAATCTCAGGAATCACAGATGAACAGTTGAATGTCCGTATTGAAACCGGAGGTACGGAGATTTTCAATGAGAGCTATTACGCTTTGAAAGGCAACGTGGTAATCCATGAGATAGGGGAAATGCTCCGCAGTCACTTCTCCCTGCATGACCCGAAAGGGATGTCAAACAATGTAGTCTCTTATTATCAGGCTCCATTGTCCATAACCGCTGTGTTTTCAGACAAGCAGGACACAGTCCGGAGGAGTTTCAATGCTTATTACAGCCGTTGTCGCACATCGGTATCCCCGTCAGACGTACTTTTTCTGACACATGAGAGCACAATCCGTACAGCCCATGATAGAATGGAATATCTAACCTTTACTGCCCATAAAGGCATGTCGGTGGACATGAGCATAGCCTACATGGATGCGGGAAAGGAAAAGTACAAGACTGTCAGTGAGCAAGTGGATGCCACTGCCGGTATGCTCGCTGTCTCTTTTTCACTTGATAAGATTGTACGCCGGTCCGGTATTGCCGTATCATCCATCACATATTATGATGTCCTATTGAAAAAAGATGGCACTGTAAAGGATAAGGTGAGATTTGTCAATGATGACCGACAGTATAGGAATGTCACCAATTTCATTTACCGAAACGCATTCGGTATGCCGGAGACAATGGCATTCACCGGACTGGTGGAATATTCCCCCGAACTTGAGGGTGATCCGGTAGAACTGTTACAGAGAACCGTCCGCACTTCATCCAAATACATTGACAGCCGTACGGTAAACAGCGGCTATCTGGACACCAGACAATACGGAAAGGTACTGGATCTGATAACAACTGATTCTTTGCAGCTGTATAATACGGAAACATCGACGGAAGTGGTGACCACTGACATTGATTTCTCTCACAAGCGTACCGGCAACGAGAAAATCAATGTCTCACTTACATTCCGTCAGGCATCACGCCTGCATCTGGCTTTCGAGCGTACCGGTGACAATGGTATTTATGGGCGGATATTCGACAGAACATTTGACAATACATTTGAATGATATAACGATATGGAGACAATACGCAGAAACCTGGCTCTGGCCGACATGGACATCCGCACGGACGAACGCGGACGCCGGCGCATCTTTTCGATAAAGTTCGTCAGCAAGGAAGGCAAGGTCTATTTCATGCCCCAGGCCTACGCCTGCGGTGCAGGACGCATGAACATGAAGGAATACCAGCTCCGGGGCGTGCAGCCCTGCGACTGCAAGGGAAATCCGGAAGGACACCCCTACCCTGTGGATATTGACCTGATACTGGAGTATAACAAAAAGAAAATAATATTCTGATGAACATATTGTTTAATTCAAGCGGCATTCCCCTGCTGATGCAGTCCACGTACATATTCGGCGAAACGACGGGGACACCCCAGAACGAAATGAAGGAGCGTACCCGAATCCTGGCGCCATATGACTTGTCGAATGTTTCCTATATAGACATCGACGGAGTGAAGGTGCGTCCATGGGGAGATGAGAATGATTTCCCCCAGAAGGCGGCTGAAGAGATAGGAAACACCAGCGTGCTCAATACGGGCCTGAAGTTTCTTCGTAACCTGACACTTGGGCAAGGCATATATCCTTGTACGGTGAAAGGTTACGACAATGATGGCAACGAGATACTGAAGCCCGTTACCGATAGCCGAGTACAAGCTTTTATTGCTTCCCGGAATGTGAGGCGCTACATGGAGAAGGTGCTTCGGGATTACTTGAAATTCGGCAACGGTGCCGTCCAGTTTGTGCCGTCGGCTGCCGGCAATTCTTTTGCAGGGGTCAATCCGGTCAATGCGCTTTACCGCCGTTATTCCGAAGTGGACGAATACGGCGCCTGCAAGTGCATCATTTCCGGATATTGGCCGCAACGTCCGGACAAGGGACAATACACCAGGCTGGATGTGCTCTCCGAATACGACCCGCAGATGCACGCCGAGGTGTTGAAGTTTGCCGGAAAGGTGAGGGACGGTTTCATCATGCCGGTACGCGACAGCTGGAGCAACGACGACCTTTACGGCATGCCCATCTGGTGGCCCGCCTACGTTTGTGGATGGGTGGAGATAGCCCATCTTATCCCCCATTTCCTCAAGAAAGCCTACAAGAACCAGATAACCTGGAAGTGGCATGTACAGATACCGTATTCCTACTGGGAGAAGAAATACCCGTCCAAGGACTATTCTGCCAAGGAGCGTGAGGCGGCCATACAGAAGTATATGGATTCTGTGGAGCAGAACCTTTGCGGACCGGACAATGCGGAGAAGCCCATCTTCTCTCATTATGCCGTGAACGAGATGAACGGCAGGATTGAGGAGGAGTGGAAAATCAAGCCGCTGGAGAACAAATACCAGGGTAGTGACAATCTTCCGGTGTCGGCAGCCGCCAACTCGGAAATTCTGTTTGCATTGATGGTGAATCCGAATGTGCTCGGTGCAGGTATGCCCGGTGGCACCTATGCCGGCAACCAGGGCGGTTCCAATATCCGTGAGGCTTTCCTTGTGAACATTGCCAACGCGTGGATTGACCGGCAGAATATCCTGGACCCTATAGAACTCTATATCAAAATGAACGGCATGCCGGAATGCGAGCTGCGTTTCCGCAATACCGTATTAGTAACCCTCGATACCGGCAGCGGTACCAAAAAAACATTGAGCTAATGATATTCAGTGCAAAAAAATGGAACAACGGCAAGGAGCTGAAAGCGGTGATGAAGGTGAACACCGCCATCTCCTTTGACATGATGGAGGCACCGCTCCGGAATGCTTTCCGGCAATACCTCGTACCGTTATTGGGCGATGCGATGGTGGGAGAAGTGGTCGAGATATATGAATTCGGTCCAAATCCGGATGTATTGGAACAGAATACCGAAGGGGCAACCGAACGGGAGAAACTGGACAGCCGCCTGCTGGAGATCTGCAAACGCGCGAACGCGAACCTGGCGTTCTGGAACGATTTCGATGAAATCAGCATGCGTATCACCGATGCGGGCTTCCAACGTCAGAAATCCGACAACGGCGAATCATTCCAGCAGGTGTACAAGTACCAGGAAGATAACCTGCGGGCATCGTTACGCAACAAGGGGTTCAATGCGCTCGACGAGCTGCTTGAGTTTCTGTATGCCCATATAGCCGAATATCCGGAGTTCGCGTCCTCCCAGGCCTATCAGGACCGTAAATCAGCCATTGTCCGCAGTACCGCGGATGTCAATGACGTCTGTTTTATCAATGGCAGCCGGATTGTTTTCCTCCGTCTGCAGCCGCACCTGAAGTTTGCCGAGGAGATGCTCCTTCAGCCGGCCATCGGTGACAAGCTGTATGAGCATCTGATTGACGGACTGGTAAATCCCCCAGAAGACGAAGAAGCCCGGAAGAGCATGGAGCGGTTGCGCCTTGCCTGCTCCCGCTACATTGTGGCAATGGCGGTCAGACGGCTGCTGATGGAGACGGGTAGCGTCACGGACCGGGGGCTGTACTTCACCGCTGTACAGCCGGGTGAGAAGGGCAATGAGGAGAAGAGACCCGTCGATACGGAGCGCATAGCCGTACAGATCCAGAATCTGAAAACGGATGCGGACATGTACATGACCGTGCTGCTGCGTACGGTACGGAGCTGTTTTGAGAATTTCTATGAGGGTGATCCCAGGCAGATATACGACCGGGACAATGACCATAAACGCACATTCTGGACATGAGGGAGCTTCGCATTGCATACCGTAGATTCGGAATCCGCCATGAGATAATCCGCCGGGTACCTCAGAAATGGGAGGAGCTGACACCGGCACAGTTCCTGCTCGTGTCGCGGCTTTATCTTCAGGAAATAGACGAACCATCCTTCCTGAAGGAGTTCTATTCCCTGCCGTACGGGGTCGGTTCCGACACCTATTACAGTTATAAGCTGAGCGAACTGGTGGAGTTCATCAGCGACTGCCGTGTCCGGATGGACCGCTTTATCCTTCCTGCCGTCTCCGGGCTGAAAGCGCCGGGTGACCGCCTGAAGGGGATGTGTTTCGAACACTTCATGCACGTGGACACTGCTTTCAACCGATATGTCCGTGACGGCAAGGATGCCTCACTGGACACTTTCGTAGCAATGCTCTATTTGAAGGACAACGAATATATTGTCCTACCATCAGGTGGGAAAAACGGCTTATTTAGCAGGCAGAAACCGCTGATACTGCAAAAACGGATAATGAAGGTGACAAAGATTGACAGGCACGTCAAGTATGCCATATTCCTGAACTACGTTTTTGTCAAGAGGTGGCTTTCAAAGGCTTTTCCTTTCCTCTTTCCGTTGGATGATGAACCGGAGGAAAAGCGGAATAGTCCCGCCGCACCGTCAGTCAACTGGCTCGACATCTTCGACGCCTTTGTCGGTGACGATGTGGCGGTGATGGAGAAATACCAGGCGATGCCGGTGGCAACGGCATTCCGCCTGCTCAACAAAAGGATACGTGACGCCCAAAAACAGAAGAAATGACTTTTTCGGAATACATAGAGAATCTGGCTGAAAGGCATGTCGATATACGACACAAGGAGAATGATGAAGTACACTTCCTCTCATCAGAACGAGAGAAGCATACGGCACTGGACAGCGTGCTCCACTATCCGGCAGTGATTGTGGACCGTGGCTCAGGATTCGGTTACGGCGGTAATCCGGGTGCATACCGAAAAGACCGCGATTACCTGCTCTTCATTGTGGAGCATGTGTCCGACACCTCCGACTATGAGCAGATAGAGGCTGCCCTTGACAAGTGCGAGCGCATTCTTGATGAGCTGCTCAACCAAATTTTGGAAGACAAAAGGAAGAAAAGGCTGTGGCTCGCTTTTTCCTTGGAGGATGTGGAAGCGGATTATGTGGTAAACAATGATAACCAGCTTTATGGCGTGGTTGCGGCAATACATCTGTCCGAACTTTACAAGGTTTTGAATTGCCGCAATGCATTTTTATGATACAGTATGTCTGATACACTTACAACATTGAAGGAGCTGGCGGCACAAGTGCGTGGTGCCACCCGAAAAGGTGAGAATACGGCTGAACGTGTCGGGCGTCTCTTTGTGGGCATCCTTGCCCTCATGGAAGAATCCGAAATTTCATTCGAGCCTTCCGAGGGATACGATACGCTTGGGACATTGAAGGAACTGGCGGCACAGGTACGCAGTGCTACCGAGGACAGTGAGAATACCGCCGAACGTGTCGGACGTGTTTTTGCCGGCATCCTGGATCTGCTGGAGCAGTCCGGTATCGAGTTCGATACTGCCGAAGGAGATGATTCCATAGAGATTCTGCAGTCCCTTTCCGACCAGGTACGTGGTGCCACCCGAAAAGGTGAGAATACGTCCGAACGTGTGGGGCGTCTCTTTGCGGGTATCTTGAATCTTTGGGCAATGAGAGCGGAGGACTGGAACAAGGTCATACCGCCCGTCTATGTCCGCAGCGACAACGGACGGCAATATCTCGGCATCTACAACGCGACCAAATCGGTCATGGAGGACTATCCCGACGGTCTGACGCAGGATGTGACGATAACATGCACCCAGACCAACATAGACTACAAGGGCAACAGATACCAGGATGAGGACAGCATGTGGAGCGTGGAGATGAAAGGCTGGAACCAGGATACCGCACATATACTTACCATTGACGGGGCCGGCAAATGCACACTCGACGGCCGCGGTTTCGGTGGCATACATATCGAGGATTGCAGTAACATCATCATCCGGGACATCACCTTCCTGAACTTCAATACCTACGAGGGTGTTTATGCACCGGAGGAGCCCGCCTGCATCTATGCCACAAACATCTCCAAACGCAAGCCTTGCCGCAACCTGTACTTTGAGAACCTGACCGTCAAAGGGCAGAGCACCAAGAGTCCGAACTCCAATTACCGCACCCGCTACGGCATTACGGTCAAAGGATACGAGAATGTGTGTCTCCATAATATCCGTATGTCGCAGGTCGTTGTCCAGCCGATTTCCATTACAGACGCGAATACCGTCTATATATCAAAGATAAGATTCTCCGAATCAGTGATGCAGGCCGAAGTGGTCGGGCACCCGTCAATCATGAGCCTTTCGGCAACGGATGTCTATATCATGGATTGTGACATAGACGGCAGCCATTACAATGAGGTAGCCATTTCCGTAGGCAAGGTCAAACAACTGTTCTTAGAGCGTAACCATATCTACAAGACCTGCGGACCGGTCATCGGAATAAGCAATGAACTCGGCGCGGACAAGATATTCATATCCGGCAATTACATGCATGATAACATGGAGCTTCCGAAATACCAATGGGACTGCACGTGGTTCACGTTCCCCGGCATGTCCAAGGAAATAATAATCGCGAACAATACCTTCGTGTTCAGCAGCGGCTATTTCCAGGAGTTTTTCGCGCGTTCGAGCACTTCCGCTATCGAAAGGCTGGTCAATGTGAACAATATATTTGTCCGGCACAATGAGCAGAATCATGGCATCTTCATCCTTTCGAGCGTCCATAGCCTCATAAGTGGCAGTAATATTTATAATAAGGAGACCGTATTGTACTCCATGGCCGACAATACTTCACCGGTGTATTTTGCCGGAAACAACCAGGGAAACCTTGCGTACATACAAGCACAGGGATATGAGGCTGGCACGGCACAGATTACCGACGGGAGCGCCATCCTGATGGATGACCGCCCGTGTCTGACAGCGGAACTGGCAGCCATTCACAAGAGCGTCGCGGAATATGTACGTGAATTCGATTACAAGTACCAGACGAATGACCGGGACAATACCAGCATCGGCTGTGACAACTACTACAGCGTCGAGTTTGACGAGACAGCCGACACCACCGATGGCTACGACGGTATAAACCGTTACAGCAATGAAGTCTTCAGCAGCGCTGCCCAATACAGTATGCCGTCAGACCAGACCCTGGTGTTGCTTGCACGGTCCAAGAACCGGGACAGGATGGTTGTGTTCAACATAACCAAATCGGACGATGTCGGTAACCGGATTGTATCTGTCGGCCGCCTGGCATCGTTCTCCATCCGTCCGAAGCTTGACGGGAACGGAGAATATACAGCAGACCAGTTATATGATGTAACCATTGAATAATGATGAATATATGAAATACCACGAGATTCTGAAAGCCCTGATCGGCATTCCCTCCTTGTCCGCAAGACTTGACAACCCTTTCCCTCTGGTCGGGGACAAAGTTACCATATCAAGTACAAGCGAATGGGTGAGGCAACACGAGTATCTGCTTGATGGTGGAGCCGGGCCTGAACGGTCTGTCCTGGATTGTGTACTGGGAAAATCCTCAGAGACTGTAGATATGTCTGCCGCAGGTGAGTTCATACAGAGCGTCAGTGTATCCAACGATAGCGGCAACGCTTCTGTCAGGAAAATCGCATATCCGATGCTTCCCGCCACCGAGCCCTATTTTATGGTTACCGCCACTGAGATAGTGCGTGTCGGGGAAAGGGGCTATCTTTCGATATATGCCGAAAACGGTTATGCCACTTCCCGCAACAATACCATCGTTGCGCGTATATACAAGGAGAATGAACCGGAACCAGTGAAAACCGTCGGCTTTGACACGAGCCGTCCAGGACCGACTGTCTGGGCGGCATCCCCCTATACCTTCGATGCTGTGTCCGACCGTGGAATATACGATGTGGAGGTGGACGTGACAGATGTCCTGACCGGTGTGACTTTTACCAAACGTATCAACAAGCTCATAACCGTTACCCCCGCGCTTGCCCCCCGTGATGAAGCGGTTGAGTATCTCGTCCCCGACGCCAAGATTGTGGGTGGAGCCGAGAGCTGGATTATAGACGGTAAGGATTATCCGGCAGGCTGTACGGTTATCCTAAAATATGACCCGCAGTTCGGTGAGAGATACCCCATGCGTCTGCGTCTTGACAATTTCAAGGGCACGCGGGAGAATCCGATCATTTTCACGATAGATACTGAGGAGCCGTTTGAATTCAACTGGTTCTATTGGTTCGGCATACTCTTCAATGACTGCGCCCATATCGTCTTTGACGGTAGGGGCTATCATAATCTAGATAAGGGGTTCAGAATGATTGCCATGCCGGAATTTGCGAATATCGCCATACAAGTCACCAACTATTCGAACGAGCTTGAATTCTTTGGTATCGAGATCGACAAGGCGGATTTTGCCGGATTCATGATCAAGACAGACCCCACGGCCGATAACCCCCAGGGGTGGTGGCCTGCCTATAGGCTGGAAAATCTCAGGCTCCATCATAACCATATTCATGACACGGTCGGAGAAGGGAGCTATCTGGGACACTACAGTCCTAATTATTATACCGGTACCAACAGCAACGGGGAGGAGGTCAGATACCGTGCGCACCACTTGTACAACACCCGCATATACCGTAATATCTATGAGAATCAGGGTTATGACAACTTCCAGCTCAATAATGCCGAAGATGCCGAGATATGCTATAATGAATTCATCAATGGCGGTAACCGTATGGAGAAGGACCAGACATCGGCTCTTGCCCTCGGTCTCAGTGGCAAAATATACAACAATGTCATACGCGGGCATTTCGGCCCTGCCATCCAGTGCCTGTGCATGGGTGATGTGGAGATTTTCAACAATATCATCGCTCCCGGCACGGAAGTCTCAAGCGCTTTCTATCTGGGGGGCTTCCAGGAACCCCCGCAGTCCGATTATGATACCGGGTTGACAATAGGGCATCTGATTAATATACATAACAACATCCTCTTCTCGTATGGCGTGCCATATCTGTTCAGTCAGGCGAACAAATGCAAGAATGTCCGTATTCTGGACAACTTCTGTGTACATAAGGGAGCCTGGGGAGGTCAGGCGGCGGATATAATGTCCGGTTGGAAAGTAGAGGGGAACATGGAACTGGAATACCCGCGTTACCCTTTCGATTTCCAGGCTATTGACGAGCGGTACAAGATTGCCGATTCCATCAATCTGGACTATCGCATTGCCGCCTCCTCGCCTCTGGTTGAAGGAGGATGCGGCGACAGTTTCCGTTTTGATTTCAACGGCTATAAAAATTGGTACGACAAGGTGTTCCCTATAGGCCCTTTCCTTGGGAAATATAGGAGTCCGGACATCGTGGATGCCCTTTTCGGACTGTCATCCATTGTGATAGACGGAGGTGCCGCCAGTACCTTGAGCAATAAGGTCAGCGTGCGGATGAATTGCAAGGGTGAGGTGACACATTACCGTATAAGTGAGAAAAGGGACTTTTCCGACACGGTGTGGTCGGAGTGGAGCGGTGATACCGTAGAATTCACATTCCTTTCCACAGGACCGAAGACATTGTACTGCCAGATAAAGTCGTCTACGGAAGAGAGCGCTGTTAAATCCGCATCCATCATCTATCAGGAAAGCCCGTTGGTACTGTCCTCTGTCGTGATAGAGGACGGTGTTCCTGAAAAGAACGGAAAGACTGTGAGTGTTGAAATATCATACAGCGGTTCTGTCATGCCCCGATACTACCGTGCAGGTGAAACGGAGGATTTGACCTCTGCCGGTTGGACTGCGTTTACGGAACGTTTCTCCTATACGTTTGATACAACGGGCGCGAAGACCTTGTATGTACAACTGATGGACGGATTCGGGCAGATGACTGAAACCCGGTCCGCAAGCATCACCATCAATCCGCCGCGTAAGGCAGTGGTCAGTATAGGATGGGCCTATGATGATGTTGCCCCCGGATGTGTGTTTGACAGTGGGCTTGGCATCAATAGGATGAATTACTCGGCGACAGCCCGGACCTTTGTATGGGATTCCGGGGAAGATGCCGGAACTGTCGTCAAAGGGGACTCCGTCAATTTCAATGAGGATATCAGGGTCGGTGGTGCAACTACAGGTGACGATAGTGGCATGTATCCGGACAGTGTGTTGGAGAAATATGTCAGGTATAACGGTTTCCCGCAGAATACATACGGACACAGGACAGCCTCGATACATCTCTCTCCAGGGACATACCGTCTGCGGCTGTTCTGTTCCCTGAACTCCACTTATAAGAACTCCACGGAATTCATGAAGGTACAGACCGTCGTGGACGGTGTTGCCAATGTGTTTGAACTGCCGGACGGTTATGATGTCATAGGCAATCTCACCCGATGGCTTGAACAGGAAATCACCGTACCGGAATCGGGAATGTTCGAATTGCAATGGGGGATGGAGAATGCGACAAAAGGATGGATGGAGGTTCCGCTGAATATTATAGAAATAGAAGAAACGTAAGATAATGAAATATATAAAAGTAGTATGGCTAAAGCAGAAATCTTATTCAAGGTCATCCGCAAATGGGAAGGCGGATGGAGTGACCACAAAAATGACAAAGGTGGCAAAACCAATATGGGGATAACCTTGTCTACGTGGAAATCATGTGGTTATGACAAGGATGGTGACGGAGATATTGATGCGGATGATTTACGCATGATTACTCCGGATGACGTTTTTCATGTTTTCAAGAAGTATTATTGGGACCGTTACCAAGCGGACTTCATACACAACCAGTCCATTGCGAACATCTGTGTGGATTGGGTGTGGGCCTCCGGACGTCCCGGTATCACAAGGGTACAACAACTACTGCAAATCAATGTAGACGGCATCGTAGGTCCTCAGACGGTTGCAAGTATCAATCTGGCCAACCAACGGCAGCTGTTCGAAGCTATCAAGACAGACAGAATCCGGTTTATTGAAGAAATCTGTAAAAGGGACCCGTCGCAGCTTGTATTCCGGAAAGGATGGCTGAACCGGGTCAATGATTTCAAGTTCTCTGTCCGCTGAATTCTTGTCCTTTTTTCCACTCTTTTCAGCCTTTAGTTTTGTGTCCGGAACTAAAGGCTTTTTTATGGCAATAACTGAAGAAAAGAGTTTAATGACCTCCGAGAAATTCAATCGAGGAGTTGAGAACTGGACGTGGAAAGTCAGGAATACCTCCGTAAATATTCTACAACGGACACACGCAACCGGCAGATTGCGTAGGGAACTGCAATCCCGTTGGCTGAAAGACCGTGAAGGTGGACCGGCTTATGTCGGTCTGGGTTTCCGCTTTGCCCGGTATGGTGCGTACCGGGAGTATGGCGCCGGGCGTGGATATATCGTCAAGAACGGAATTATAATGAAGGGACATTCGGCATGGAGCGATAAGAAGAAACGTCAGGAACTGCGTTCTTTACGTGTTTCTGAATATCGTATCCGGCGCATGCGTACCGTTGATGAACACTATGCCGTTATCCGGCGAAGTCCCCTACCCTGGTTAGACCCTCCCATTGTGGATAACATCGAATCACTGGCTGATTTATCCGGAGAGTATTACGGTGACCAGGCACTCAAGAATGTGCTTCAGAAGTTTGATAAAATAACAATTGAAAAACGTTATGGCAAAAAGTGACAAGACTGTCAAAAGAGGTGTCTACTTGTACATCGATGGCAAGGAAATTAAGAATGACATCAATTCCATTGATTTGGAGATGAAACGCCTACAGCGTGACATTAAGGAAATGACACGCGGCTCTGAGGAATACAACCGCACCATGGCGAAGATACAGCATCTTCAGGGGATTTTAAAACAGCATCGCCAGGAGATAAAAGGCATCACCACCGAAACCAAGAAAGCGACTGTCAGTATTGGCAGTATGGTAGACTGGTTCAACCGTTTCGGTGGAGTTATCTTGTCCGTAATAGGTTTCCTTACCGGTTTTACCCTTGCCTTGCGCGCCATCAGAGACGAACGCAACAAGTTGGAGGAGTCCCAGGCCGGGCTGAAAGCCTTGACCGGACTTGATGATGACAGCATTGCCTGGTTGACCGGGCAGGCCAAGACGCTTTCCACCACCATGACAAAAGAGGGCTTGCGTGTCCGCCAGTCGGCAGCCGAAATCCTGGATGCGTTCATGCTGGTCGGTTCGGCCAAGCCGGAACTGCTGGGAGACAAGGAAGCGCTCAAGGCTGTTACGGAGGAAGCCATGCGATTGCAGGCGGCAGCCAAGGACATCACCCTGAACGAAGCGGTTGATTCGCTTACTTTATCACTCAACCAATATGGGGCAGCGGCAGACCAGGCTGGACGGTTTACCAATGTATTGGCTGCCGGCTCCCAGGCAGGTTCCGCCAATATCGCAAGCCAGGCAAAAGCTATCCGGAATGCAGGTACCGCAGCGGCTTCGGCCAATGTTCCCATTGAACAGACGGTCGCATTGATTGAAACTCTTGCCTATCGGGGTATAAAGGATGAAGTGGCCGGAACGGGATTGAAGAAATTCTTTCTTGTTCTTCAGACCGGAGCGGACGAGACCAACCCTAAAATTGTCGGGTTGGATAAGGCACTGGAGAATCTGAAGAACAAGAATATGGATGCAGGCGCCATCAAGAAAATGTTCGGGGAGGAAGGCTACAATACCGCATCCGTAATCCTTCAGAACACGGAGATGGTGAAAGACTTCACCGCTGCCGTCACCGATACCAATGTGGCGTATGAGCAGGCGGCCATAAACAGTGATACCGCACAGGCCAAACTGGAGCAGGCACGCAATAAGATGAAGCTGGCAGCCATTGACCTTGGCGAAAAGTTGAATCCGGCTCTGACGGTGAGTACGAATATGCTGACCAATGTGCTCAAGTATTTGCCGGGATTGATTGACTGGTGCAAAAAATGGGGTGGTACTGTATTGTGGCTTAGTACGATATTGCTTGTATATGCTACCCGGCTGAAGATAATTACAGCATGGTATTCTATTTGGAATTCACTTACCAAAGTTGCGACAGTTCTCAATTTGGCTTATGCCGCATCAATGAATACATTGTCCGGTTATACAGTAACATCATTTGGAAACTTGCGTAAATTATCAATGCTCATGCAAGGACATTCCGTTTTACTTAAATCACTACGTACCGCCACTTATTTATATGCCGCTGCCGTACAGGTTTTACACGGGCGCGTTGATTTGGCAGCCAAATCGCTGAAAGCAGCTTGGACTATTATGTCCAGCAATCCGATTGGCTTACTGGTTACATTAGTTCTTGCAGCAGCTACCGCATCCTACAAACTGACACAACGCACCAAAGCTTATTACGACCTAAATAAAGTCAATGAGAAAATTACAGAAAAATCAAATGATGAATATGCGCGTCAATCATCACTGATTGAACAGTTGACCACCAAAATACACAATAATAATCTTTCCAATTTTGAACGTAAAAAGGCAATTGTACAATTGCAGGCCATTATTCCGGATTATAATGCAGAGATTGATAAAGAGGGCAAAATCATCAATGAAAACACGGAGGCACTTGACCGATATAATGCCGTATTAGCAACCAATATCGAATTAAAAGAGGCTGCCGACGAACTGGATAAGCACCGGATCAACCTGATGCGCCTTCAAAAATCCCCGGCATTGAGTGACAATTCACCGATGGGGTCGATGGCTCGCGAGGATGTTCGCAACAAGATTTCCCAAGAAGAAGAGATTGTTGAATCTTTAACTGCACGTTATAAGAAACTGGTACAAGAAAAATGGAAAGCATTGAATCCGAACACTCCTAAAAACAATCCCACCGGAGGCAATGACGGTGGAAAATGTCCGATATGTGGAAACAAACCTTGTACCTGCGATAAAAACAACACTTCCAAAGACAAGTTCGCCCAAGCTGAAGCCGACTACTACCGACGTATCGCTGACATCAAACGGAAGTACCTCGCTGACGATAAGATGACCCAGGAAGAATACAACAAGCAGATGCGGGATGCAGAAATACAACTGCTCAACGATAAGCTGAAGGTCAAGGGGCTTGAGCCTTCAGAGATTCAACGTATCAATGACCAAATACTTGATGCGGAAATAAAGGCGCGTGATGAATTGCGCAGGCTTGATGAACAGTCTGCCAAGGATGAAGAGAAACGCCGTAAGGAGCAGGCAGAAGAGACGTTTTCCCGTTTGGACAAAGAGTACCAAATGCAGGTGGAAGCTGCCACCATGTATCATTATGAAAACAGGACTTCCGAGGAGGAGTATTTCAATGAGCTGCGCAGACTGCAAGATGTATATTACCATAAGGTTCTCAATGACGCGGCAATCAGTGAGGAGAAGAAAAACCAGGTACGTGAACAGATGCGTAAACGTAATCTGAAGGATGCCCAAAAAGATGCTGAAGAAGAAAAACGGATTGAACGTGAGAAGTTTGACATACTGTCTGACCTGGCGAAAGGCTTCGGAGAGACCATGGCGCAATTCTTCACGGACTCCGAGGTGTCTCTCAAGGACTTCCTGAAGAATATTCTTACTATGTCGCTTGATGCGTTGGAACGTATGATGATTATGGCCGTTACCGAACGCACCATCAAGAATATAGGTTCACTCGGCTTCGTAGGTGTAGCTAAAGCTGCCGGAGAGATTGCTCTGATAACTGCCGCATTTGAGACAGCCAAAGGGCTTATCTCCAATTTCTACACCGGCGGCTTTACTCCGTCCGGTGACTGGAATCAGCCGCAAGGTATTGTACATTCCAATGAATTTGTCGCCAACCGTTTTGCTGTGGCCAACCCGAATCTGCGACCGATATTCGACGCCATTGACGTGGCACAGCGTAGCGGTAATGTTGGTAATCTGACAGCTGAAGACATAGCGGCTGTAGCAGGTTCCGGAAAGAGTACACGTACCGTACCAGCCAAGGCACCTGCTGCCAGCGCCACAACGACGACCAATGACCCGGCTATGGTGGCGATGCTGATAGAATGTACCCGCGTATTGCGGAAGCTTAAAAACAGGCTGGATGCCCCTTTGGTAGCGGAAACTTATGTTACCGGCAAACGGGGTATCAACCAGGCACAAAAAGAATATCAGAAGTTGAACAACAATAAATCACGCAACAAGCAATGACAGAATTATACATTGACGGGCAGTTGGCCGCCCTTCCTGAAGGGTTCAACATCACGTTCACCTCCGAGAATCCGTATTTCACCCGTAGTTCCAATTATTCCTTGGACATAGAACTCCCCATGCCTGCCAATCATGCCATATTCAAGCACGTGAACAGACTGGATGTGACGAAAAAAAAGACTATCCTTCCGGCCACACTCATCGTTGACGCCAGATGCCTGCTTTACGGCAGTGCGGTTTTACTCTCAGTAGAAGATGCACTGGTTAAGGTACAGCTCGTATCGGGTAATGCGGAATTTAATCTGCTGACGAATGATGATCTGTATATTGACGAACTTGATTTAGGTACAATCAGTTGGCCGAACAACAATCAGAACCGTTTCCAGCCACCTGCCAATATGGTGAACTACTACGGTTCGGTGGACGACATTGAAGCTGTATGGTTGCCGGTGTTCTATCAGGAAGCCAAATGGGAGAACCTTCAGAACGATGCAATCTATGAGTTCGGCACGAACAATTTTACCCTTTGCCCCTATTATGGCCGTCGATGTGTACAGCCATACCTTTTGACAGTCATCAAGAGAGTAGTGGAGCATTTTGGCTATACGTTCGATACCTCCTTCTTTGATAACAATTTCTTGCGGAACGTTTATGTATGCAGCGCGGTAAGCAGCAACCGGGTGGCCGCCGCATTGCCGCACTGGACTGTTTCCGAATTCTTTGATGAACTGGAGAAATTCCTTTGTGCGGTTACGGTGGTCAACGAACGCACCAAAGTGGTGAGTCTCGTAGGGCTTAACGATTATTTTACAGAATCCGGAAAGGAGATAATTCCTGCATCTTCCCTGCTACGGGAGTTCACTGTGGATATTGAAGATGAAAAGAATGAGAAAGACTTGGGCACTGGCAATGTGGGCTACAATCTGCCTTCCCATACGGATGACGGCTATCTGCGAATTGAAAGGGACATCATAGAAGCTGCATACAAACAAGAATATGATTCTTACGATGCAATGCTGGCCGCATACAACGGAATGGGTGACAGTGACAAGAAAAGTACAATCTTTATTGTTGGTAAACGGTATTATATCAACTACAATGAAAATGATAAGAATACGCTGCGTGAAGTCAATTTGTATGCGGATTTAATCCGTGACCCGGAATCGTCCGATGTAGAGACCTCACTCGGAATCGTCCCGGCTAAAATTATTCAGTTCAATGTCGGCGTGTATGGCTCTGTAGCTGATTACGATTTGTCCCGTCCGTACACCTCCATGGTATTGAACATACCCGCGGTGGGCTACCAGGCTACTGTTGCCAAGCAGGAGCGCTTCAATGTCCAGGAAGCCATAAACGGTGACGTGGAACTGAAGGAGAAGCAGGAAAAAAACGGGCACATGGAAGTGGCTGTCAATACCGGCAAGTTCAACCGGCAGAACGTAACTTACAGCGGTCAGACACATGCCTATGATTATGCCTATCCTTTTACGGACTACCAGCAGAAGACCGGGGCACAGCTCACAGACTTCCTTCCGTATTCCCTAAGCTTGAACGATGTTTGTCCGGACAGTGTCGGACATCGGTTGTCGACACTCAGTCTGTTTCACTCCAATATCCCTTACACAATCCAGTTCCAAGCCAATAAGCTGCCGGATGTGAATAAGGTGTTTCTTATAGGCAACAAGCAGTATTTGTGCGAGAAGATTGAGACGGAAATAGATGTTGATGGATTAAGCAAGGTACTGAAGGGAACTTTTTACCGGATAGAATAAAAAAGCTCTTTTTATTTGCATAAAGTAGAATTTTTACTACCTTTGCGTCATTGAAACAACTAAGATATGGTTAAATCAAGAGAATTTCATAGTCAGATACTGAAACGTGGAAAGAAAAGAGGATGGCACTGGATAAAAGGTGAAGGAGACGGGAGCCATCGGATTTATGAAGACAAGAACGGTATCAGATACCCGGTGCCCTATCACGGCGCCAAAGAAATGGGTGAAGGACTAAGAAAGAAAATTATCAGGGATATGGAGCTTGAATAAGCTCCCCCTTTTCTCTATATGTTTGAAAGGAGGATTTTATTATGGGAAAACTTAAAGTGACAATTGAAAAAGGACCGGACTTGTTCGGTGCGTGGGCTGACAATGTTCCTGGTATCTATGGAGAGGGTGAAACTGTGCAGGAAACAAAAGAGAATCTTCTTGCCTCCATTGAACTGTATAAAAAACATAATTCTACAGTCCCTAAAGAATTACAAGGAGAAATATCCGTAGAATGGACTTTTGATGTACAGTCGTTCCTCCAGTATTATAGCGGTATTTTTACCAAGGCTGCACTGGAGCGTATAACGGGGGTCAACCAGAAACTCTTGGGACATTACGCATCAGGTTTGAAAAAACCACGTAAAGCTCAGGTTGAAAAAATAGAAAGCGCATTGCATGGCTTTCTGAATGACATAAGTCAGGTGCACTTGGCATGATGTAAATTCCAATGAATTGAAAAATACTTCTCGGTCAATCGCGAGGCCGTAAGGTTTTTAATGACAATTAGGAGGGCTTCCACGGGTTGGAAGCCTTTTTTGTATCTCTTTGTTGGATATGTGAAATAGAATTAACACCTTTGCAGTGCCCAATATAAACCAAACGTTTCAATTCCTTATGCCGTGCAACCCGTACTCAATCGGGTTCCGGGTGGTTCCGGTGGGCGCGCGGCATAAGGAATTGATTTTTTAGATATGAATTCATTGGAAGATTTCATTCTGACATATATATCAGAACAAACCATTATTCATCCTAAGGATATTAAAGACAAATTTCAAAAAAAAGGTTATAATATGGAACGTATAACGCAAGCTATAACGGACATAGATTCAGAAGGATTAATTTCTACTGCACAAGGAAAAACTGAATCTATTTGTTTGACCCGCGAAGGCAAGAAAGCTGTAAAAATGGGGTTTGCCAAATATTTGGAGATGAAGGAAAAAGAAAACGAGCTGGATAGCAGGATAAAGAAAACGACATTGTGGGGAAACTATATCAATATTGCCAGCGCTGTTTGGGGAGCGGTGGGTTTTATATTAGGAGTCCTAACAAAAGACCGATTAGCAAACTTATGGGAGTGGTTATCTGCAATGTTCTGATTAAACTGCATTTCCGTTGTAAACGAAACAGCTGTTCTTCCATCTCTATGGAGTAATCCTCTAATTCAGAGCATTTATTGGCTGCATATTGTGAAAGCTCTATAGCTTGCTGTATATCTTTATCGGTATATTTCATGATAACTTTCTTTTTGGCAAAAATACTATAAATAATTGAATATGAAACGAGTTTTATTTTTAATCTGTGTTCTGTCCTTAGTGGCAAACACTGTTTTAGCACAAGAACGTCCGGAAATGAGACGTGAAAATCGTAGAAACACAGAAACAACCGAGAGGCAAATACCTCCAGGACATCCGGAGAGAGTCGATGGGCAGAATCCAAATGCCGAAAAACAGCCAATGACTTTTATGCAGTCGTTAAAATTGAGAACAGATGTGGGGAATCCACAATTTGAGGCTGGGCACATGATGATTAAATCTTCCCGATTTAAAACAGCGTCCTTAGCATGTGCGGCTGTCAGTGGAGGTATCTGGTTCTTTAATAACAGCGAAGACTATGAAGTGGCTGTTGCTGGAACCAGTGTCATTTTTGGAGCGGCTGCTGTCATTCTGTATGCTTCGAGTTTGCGTTATGAATGGTTGGCTGGTAAATACTTGAAAATGTCAGCATCACCAGGTGGGTTGTCTGCCAGTATAACTTTTTAATGTGACATTAAAAGCGGAGAAACAAAAAATCTCCGCTTTTCTTTTGCTATTTCAAAATAAACTCTCATCTTTGTGGTGCTAAACAATCAAACATGTTAGTCATGTACGTAGAGCGCGGTTAATGCTCATGACATAATGGGCTTTTTTTATGCCCATACTGAAGATATGTAGAAGTTTGTTTATTGACAAATGCATACGGCTGCCTTTCCTATCAATTTGTTTTGCTCTACGGAGTGACAACTGTTTGATTGTTTAGCGACACGGGAAATGGCAGCCGTTTTTCTGCCTATACGCTAAACAATCAAACAGTATGAAAAAACAAGCCCAAAGCGCCCGCGGACGCTATGTATCCGCAGAGAAGGTTCAAGAACTGTTTGCCCAGTTGGGTATTGAACTGTGCGCCGGACGTAAACGTATCCGTGCAGCACGTAGCGACAAATCCATCTCCATCTATGTCAATGGTGGGACAGTCAACATCACCTTTAATGAGAAAGGAGGCAAAGCATGATGTTCTTTGTTTACCATCTGCAGACCTATTCCCCCAAGAACCGGGCATGGAAAAAGGTTATTGATTATGTAGAGAAGTATAAAAACGTTCTTATCAAGGATGAACTTTCCCTGGATGCACTCAAGCATGAAATAGGCGATACGGTCAACCGCATTAATGCTGAACACCCCAAGATGAAACGTATGAAATGTACTGCTACTCCTTTGGGACGTGACTGTACTATACGCATCGAGGCACATGTCATAAGTGGTGGATGCCCGGACACGGTATTCTTTCTCGATATTTGCAAGGTACGTTCCATTTATCAATTCAGTGAGAAGGCGAATATGCTGGAACAGAAAGGAGGTGAGAATGGATAATACTACCGTTAATGGAATTGTACTCAACGATTCCATATCTAATTGCTTATTGAAATTGCAAAATAATCGAGCAGCATCTCTTGCAGAATTGTTGGATGATAGTATCGGCTTTCTTCTTGAATACAGTGGTTATTTCTATGACAATTCAAAAACATTTTTGGATGTTTTAGCAACATTACATAATGCCCGTACCGAATTTTTAGGCCTTATCCCTAATCAGAAAGGAGGTGCCCAATGAAAAAGCCTATAGGATTCCGTTCTTATCAAAACGACGAAGAACCGGACAAACGAGACGAATTGGAGAAGCAACAAGCCGAGCGGCAGAAAGCCATAGCAAACTTCATCGGCCAGAACTATTCACCCATCGGTACCACTTCACAGAAATCTTACAAGACCACCGCTGAACTGGTATATGAGCTGTCGAACATTGTCGATGTCGCTCCGATGGCGCTGGCCAAACAACTGGCTGATGCCGGGTACCATGTAGAATATTTGGCAGGACAACCCTACTGGGTGATGTACGAGAGAGCATAAATTCGTGCGGCTGCACCTCATTTTGTACGAACTTGTACAAATCGGTGCAGCCGCATTTATTTGATAAATAAAACATTATGAATCATCCGCACGATTGTACGGCTTTTGGCCCCTATTATAGGGTGAAGCTATTGAAACATTGCATGCCTTCCCGCTTGCTCTCATCCATGACGTGCGCATAAATCATCGTTTCCCGGATATTGCTATGTCCAAGCAATTTTTGCAGGCTGGATAAGTCTTTTGTTTTCCGGAGATAAATAGTTGCAAACGTATGTCTTCCTGTCTTGGCCGATATTTTTTTGTTAATCCCCAGTTCCTTGGCAATGGCCTTCAACTGTCGGTTAACGACCTGATCACATTGAACGTTCCTGAACAGACGTCCTTCTTCCCTACCCTCTGCCCATTCTTCCAGAAGTTTTTCCGCAGGTACCGGCATCGGAATCTTTATCGGTTCCGGTTTACAGTTCCGGTTCTTCACACGGTAGTAAGTCAGCACATCATTGTTTACCTGCTCGATACAGAACATACGTGCATCCGTAATGTGCATGCTCGTGAAACACATGAAAAGGAAGAAGGCCAAGGTCAGCTGAAGCTTTTCCGGCAATGTTCTTTGATAGTATAATTGCACAAACTGCATCAGCTCCTCCTCTGTCAGATAGTCCACATCGCTTTTTATTCTTTTGATATGGAATTCCTGGAAAGGATTTTCTTCTATATAGCCCTTTCTGTAGGCTGCGGTGACATATATCTTGATGGTGGACATATTACGTTGTGCGGTTATCTCCGTATTTCCAAGCTCCTTTTTCATGTAAATCAGGTAGTCAGTCAGATAATCCGGAGTAAGGTCCTGGAACTGTAACAGTTCATTATATGCCTTGAACTTTTTCATACAGCTCAGATGATGCTTGAACGTTCCCATCTCTATTCGCCGGCTGTAGGTTTTCATATGCTCCTTCACGAAGTCATGGAAAGTCTTATAATCACTTGGATTGTTATACTCCCGCATGAAAATATCTTTTGTCAAAGCCTGGTTCCTCAGCCGGAACTTCACCAATATATCGTTGACACGTGCTTTCAGGTTACTCACAATAAGATTTATATCCTTTGCTTCCTTACTGTTTCCTTTGAGAAGTCCGCTTTTCTCGTCAAATTTAGCAGCAGGCACAGACACTTTGCAAGGAAGCATTAACTTTTCCTTACCGAGATAAAAGGTTATATATAGCGGAGCATTGCCCTCTTTGGTCAATCTCTGCTTGTTCTGGATGACTCTTACCGTACTCATTTTTGTTTTCTAAATTATTTCTACCCACCGGAAAAGTGGAACTACGGAAAGCTGTGTTTCTGCTATGTTACCTACTTTTTGCACAAATTCTGTCGAAATTGGCAAGGTAGTAAATCGTTGATACCCAGCTAAACGACGAAAGGCAAGCAGCCTTTTTATCGACTACTTGCCTTATCGTCGTGATTCCGTTGCGATTCGGAATATAAAATACTATAAAACCAATACATATAACATTATATTAAAAATCAGAGTTATATAAAAATATTATATTGCATACCATTGCATTATGTTGTGCAATATTTGAACTGAGTTGTGCAATTTTAGTATATTTGCACAACCGATATAACAGAGAATATATGACTACAGTAAAAGCATTTATAAGAACTGGGAAGAAGGATAAAGAGGTAAATGTCAGATTTCGATTATCTGATGGACGCAATGTACAGTTATTCCACAAATCAGATATTATGGTCTCTCCTACTCTTTGGGATGCCAAGACTGAAAAATATAAGGCTAAAAGTATTATAAAGTTAGACATAAGAACATCATTTAACACATCTATTGAAGAACGGAAGAATCTAATTTTATCCATTTATGGGAGCAACAAAGAATTAACCAGTGAAAAACTGGAAATCTTAATAGACCAGCACTTACATCCTGAAAAATATAACATCAGCAGTGAAGAGGAATCCATGTGTAGTATGTTCCAACGCTATGTTGACGGATGGCTAAATGCAGGTGTAATAGGTCCCGGCAGAAAGAAACATTACGATGTAGTGATAAGGGAACTGACTCGATTCCTCATTATCAATGGCATTGACGGGTTGCCGGTCAATGAATTCAATAAGGAACATATTCTAAATTTTCGTGATTTTCTACGCAAAGAATACACTCTGGTTGAAAAATTTCCAGAACTGTACGCAGAAATGAATAAGCGGAATATACCATCAAAGGAAAGAAGCCAGAATACAATTGCTGAGAAACTATTATTATTACAAGCATTTATGGTGGAGCTTGAAAGTAATGATGTTATTCCCGTATCTCCTTTCCGCAAGATAGGAAAAGAAAAAGAGTCCATTATGAAGCAACAATATGACGAGCCTTTCTTTCTCACCAAAACAGAATTCAATGAAATTGTCCACAAAGAATGTCCCGAAACATTGCAGCGAGTAAAAGATGTATTCGTTGTTCAATGTTGTTTCGGTTGCCGTATAGGTGATTTCAGACGATTCACTTTTGATAATATCAGCATTGAAGAAGGAATACCTTACATTCATTATTTACCTCAAAAAACACACAAGGATGGACTTATACGCACTGAGATAAAAACTCCCATCATTCGTATTGCTTATGATATTATTATGAAGTATAAAGGTAGGCTACCAAGCAATGCTTTGTTACCCTATTATCCTGATGGCAATGGTGAAACCGGGTACAATTATCAAATAAAAAAACTACTTGAATACTGTGAGATTAGCCGGAAAGTGGCAATGTTTAGTGCGGCATTGGAAACAAATGAGTACAAATCCATATATGAGATTGCAAGCAGTAAACTTGCCCGTAAAACTCATGTAGATTTAATGAATAAAGTTCAGATAGATAAATACGCAGCAGGACTTCATGCAAAAGGCAGTGGAGCCGTAGACAGATATACTGGATTAGGTATAAAAGAACGTTTTATTTTAATGTGTGCGGCTTTTGGCTGTAACCAGTATGAAGTTGACAATGATTTATCTGTAATGGAATAGGCTCACTTAGTATCTCATATTGATACTCTGTTATTTGACACCATCCCCGTAGTTGAGCAGCTACGGGGATTTTTTACTGAAAAAGAAGCGATTCATTCAACTGTCCTTTCCACAATCTCCATCACTACATGGCTTGACTCCAACCAGAGCCAATACCACAGCCAAAGCATAATCCCACCCAACCAAACAAAAGCCACATCAATATAGTACAAATTTAATATCCTGCTAACCAATACACATAAGAGTTCTCCGCAAAGCACATAGGCAGCAACCATAGTAACAAGCTGGTCATTGGCAACAGTTATCAAAACCAGAATGCCTATAACGGGAAGAAGGGAAATACAATCAATTAGAAGTTGTTGTTTGTCATTCATAATACAATAGGGATTAGAATACAAATATAAACATTATTTTGTATAAAACAACCCTCTATAATAGGAATTTCTGACAAAAAAGAAACGAACTATTATTACAATATAAACAAAAAGAGCGACTATTCAGCCGCCCCTTTCGCATTAACGAGATAGACATAAAAGTATCTCAAATCATCTCTGTAGATGGATGCCGAACCACTACAGAGTTTCCATTCATTCTACAGTTTCTCCTTTTTCATTCAGAAGTACCGTCACTTCTTCAGTGGATTGATTTTCCTTGGTGATGGTCAACACAACCTTATAAATCTTACCGGTTTCTTTCTCGGAAATGAAAGCCTCCTTTATTACAGCCCCCTCATAGTCCTTAGCCAAGACATTCATAACTGCCTGAGGCAAGTCTTTTACTTCCACTTTTGTGAACTCATCCTGAGGATTTTGCTGAGTTTGCTCTACAGACTGTGTTCCAGAAACCACGTAAGCAAATGCTACTGAACTGCCTAATCCCATAACCATTGCTAATGCTACCAATACTTTTTTCATAATCGTAAGTTTTAAGTAAATAAATATAGTTTTTGTATTAACTATAGAACAAACGATATGCCATGATGTACATCAGTACATAATACATTATACATCAGCATATTATAAAAACAAGAAGGAATAATTATGTGTGGAAATATGTGGAACTGAGTACCACACATGGGGAATAATTACACAATATGGATTACTTAATTCCTGGGAAATGGAACAAGGCAGCTGAATAAGCTGCCCCTTCTATAAAACAGTCAACAAACAGACATTCACTAATCAAATGACATAAACATAAGCATAAATAACCCGGCTAAAGCCATAGCAAATGCAATTACCATACAAAACTCTTTTTTCATAACTAATAATTTGGTTAAACACATATTTCCATCACACGTTCAACAACGCACTCTTGTCTCCGACAAAACCTCAGCCGCATAAAAGCTGAGGTCCAGCATGTTCCTTTCAATATATACAATCAATTAGAGCACACAATGTTGGAACATTCTGTAAATCCAGTATAAAGAAACTGCAATGGCTGAAAGAAGGACTATACTAACACTATATACCGGATTCTACTATAAAGACAACTGCTTTTCTGAAATTCCCTACGTGACTTGAGGGAATTTTTATAAAAGAAAGGGCACGCAAACGAAAAAACTCAATAGAAGTTAGGATATGTCATAAACAATAAGCACGAATTGTTAATCTGGAGATAAAAATAAAGGCAGGCTTATTGGGCTGCCTTTTCAAAGATTGCTTTAAATTCAAATTATTTAGAGGCATCTATTATAGCCTGCTTATCATCTCCAATTAAAATTTCATTCTTATTAAAATCGACTGCCACGTATTTATCATTAAACTGATTAAAATAGAGATTAGCTCTTTCTATAAATTCATTGGTAATTTCATCGTTAAGTCCAAAAGCCATAGCTATCCTTTTTGCCGCTCTTTTTGCAACTCGCCTCATATCAGAAGCACTACGCTTATTACAATTTACAATGGGAGTAATTGTTTTATAAAAAGTATCTATGAATTTATGACGAACAAATGAATTATTAAAAGCCTCATATATTTCCCTTTCTATATATTCATATTCCTTTCCCTGCTGGTTAAAAAACTCGATTCCTCTATCCTTATCTGCAAAATATAATCTAAATTCAAGAGAGCTTTTAGAACTTTTATTCATACGCTTGTGAATGTGCAAGCTACGCTCCCAACCAATAGACAGACCACTATGGTGGTTATCTATTTTCATAGTTTGATTTTCAATTAGTGGATGTAATGCCATATACTATTTAATTACTTTAGCCTATATTAGTACAATAATAGATAAAGTGACACCATAGGAAAAAATATTTATGCTACACCTTAGATAACATTTACTATTGTAAAAGGTTGAAATGCATAAGATTGTAACTACTATTTAACTTGGAGTACCATATCCTTTTTCTATATTAATATCTCTCAATTTAACATATAGTTCAAATGGGGTTCCTTTGGTTGCTACCCATTCTGTCAAAATATTCACCAATTCATTCATATCATTTCGATACGACTGTCGGCTATCAGCACCACGTATACCATCTTTGTCTTTACGATGCCCACCTGTTAAAAATGTATTTGCCTCTTCATATATAATGCTTCGCATTTCTTTAAATTCTTCCCCCTTTGGCAAATGTTTTGAAAATAGAGGACGGATAACTTTATAATATAACTGATATTTTTCTTCTGGATTATCTATTGGGTCGATAGGTAAATCTTCTATTTCTTTTTTTAAAGATAACTCTCCATCAATATCGAACTCAAACGTCTGATTCTTTATTTCATCAGCTTTTGCTAATATTTCCATCTTTTCGCGTTCCCTTTGCTCATGAAGTTGCCTAAGTTTTTCTTCCTGGGTTACTTTTCTACTATCATCTTTTTTCATATCCGCTAAATATTATAAATTAATTCTTTAATTTCTTGTACACTCTCTATTAAGCTTTCCTTTTCAAAAGGATGAGTATTAAACAATTTTAATGCATCAGTCATGGCTGGTATATTTTTAGCTAGTGGACTGCTCCAAACCTTTGTAAATCCATTTTGAGAGGCTTCATACATATAAATAGCATATATTATAGAAGGATGCAACGACCATTCTTGCGCACATTTATTCACAATGGAAGGCGAATTTATATATGAAGAAACAAACTTTAAACGTTCCTTATTTAATAAGAAATCGCGAGCAAATTCATCAGGAGAAACTTCGTCTACTAAAAATAAATCAGAATTATTTTCTTCCGAAATATGATAACACCTTTCTGATATTTCTTTAAAATCATACAATACATGGTATAGTTCATGTAAAAGGACAAACCACAAAGTAGGATAACGATTATTTAAGTCGGATAAGACAATACAAGGTTTACCATTGCAAGAAAAAGTTGCACCTTTTATTTGCAAATTAGGTATATGAGGTTGATATATCACTGTTATACCTATTTTAAATAAAGCTCTAACTACTGCTAATAGTCCCCCTTTTATATCCCTAGTATATGGCTTTATTTTATAAATTAAGTCTGTTAAATATTCACGGCGATACTCATTCGGATTATTAATCAATTTGAATTGAACATACGCAGATTTTATCCAAAAGTTACGTATCAACTCATGAGAATCTCTTTTGGATCTACTAAAAGCTGGAAAAATACTATTCTCTGTATAATCATAAACTGTAGGAATGCCAAAAAAGGAAGTAATTCGTTTCTTGATATGCATTAGTGATTGATTAGCTATCAAATCTCCACTTTTGAAAAAACCTATTTTCTTGAGAAGAGCGATATCAAAATTTGCCACAATATATCCAGCTTCACGTGCTTTTTGTATTTCTCCTATTTGTTCAGAAGGCATCTTAGGCACGTATAACTTCATAATGTCACTAATTGATAAACCTAAAAAATGGGCCAATTTGATAACATTGATAATATCTATACGTTCTCCTGTATTATTCAATATTGCCAGTAATGATTTATGGCTGATATCCAATAAACGCTCAGCCTGGGTAGTAGTCATATTCAAATCATTGAGTTTGCTTTGAAATAATTCTTTTAGTGTCATTCCATTACATTCTATTAACCCATGACTAGTTGACTGAATTGCCACATCCAAAACTTTCCTTAATTCTATATCTATATTATCCATACAAAGGTAATTTTACCGCAAATATAGATACTATTTTGGAATATTCAATTAAAATCGAGGTAAAATTACCTTGATTTTAATTGAATATTCCAAAATAAATTCTACCATACAAATATGTTATAGGTTACACCGATACCAACGAATAAACCACCCGGATAGCCATACCCAGCCTGCAAGCCAAATCCCCAACGCTTCCTTTTCGGTTTGACAATCACCGGATGATAAATATCATTCGTCACCGTCTGATACACAGTCTTCGGATACACCACCATACTATCCAGCCGAGGGTCTACATATCCACTCACCACAGCACGATACGAACTGTCTCTATATACTACTTGCTTACGATGAAGCAAGGTATCACCTATCCGTGTCGTATCATCCGGCACGAAACGCCAGAACACAGCCATAGGTGCAGAGATAAGCATCGTATCTACCTTGACAACCGTCTGTATCTTCGTCTCTACACGAACTTCTGCCGGAGGCTGCTCATGCGGACAGAACCAAGCCGCCACACAAGCAATTGCCAGCAATACAACCAATATCCACGGTAACTTTTTCATTCCTCGAACCTTAAATCGTTAATCCGATTCATCCACCCCCGTTTGAACTTGTTGTTCGCCGGACGAGAACGGCATATATCCTCGATGAAATCGAACCGTGCAATCTTAATCATGTCAAACAATTCACGCGGGTTCCTGGCATTCACCGCGGCAATGGTCTTGGGACCAACAATGCCATCCACAGTAACACCAAGCAAACGTTGAGGAATCTTGATGCCATGTGCACCCGATGCCCACACCCAATCGACAAGGATATTCGCCACAGACTGGCTCGTTATCAAATCTGCCTTCCATCTGTCCCAATAATGCGGCTTGAGCACCCGTTTAACGACATCCTCACGGGTAAGCAGATGCAGGTCATCCACGTCTATATCACCGTCACCGTCCTTGTCATAGCCGCATGACTTCCACGTACCGATAGTCACACCCATATTCGTAGCACCTCCAAGGTCTGCCGGGTCATTCACGAAACCGCCTTCCCATTTTAGGATAAACGGTGCTAATTTATACACATTCGCCATTCTTATTTTCCTCCTTGATTTTTGGTTTTACATAAAAATACAATATATTCGCAAACGCCTTTGTTTAAACTTTAAGTTGTGTAGTATTAGGGGAAAGGAAGCCGTTGTGAAACACCTTCCTTTCCGCGAATCAGTAGCCGTTTTGCGGTTCTCTATCACCGCATTTCTTTCTCTCACACCGTTTAAGCGCCAGTTCCAGTTTCAGGTCAGAATTAGTCTCCTTCAGTGTAAACAATTCATCCTGCACCTTACGGAGCCGGTCAGTCTGCTCCACAAACCGCTGTTCCTTCTCCGAAAGCTGCTTCTGCAGGAACTCGTTGTACTCCCGTAAAGCCTTGAACTCCTCAACATCCGCATGGGCATCCTCAATACGCGCATTGGTCTTGCGCGACATCCACCACTTAACAAGCTGCTTGATGCCCTCGATGCCACCGAGTGCGGTCACCAACATAATCCAATCATTCATTTCTCCCGGTTTAACAATCGATACAAATTATAAGCACCCCCACATAAGCACAAGCAAACGCTGCCATCTCCGCCCAGAACAGCCATTTCCGGTATCTCAACATGATAACAACGGCTATCGGGAAAGCAACCGCAGGCAAGTACCACATACCGGAGAGACAAACCCAAAGAATTGTAGCTAATCCGGCTATTACTGTCCCTGCATAATGTACTTTGCTCTGAAATTCCTCCTTGAACAGCGGGGCTGTCCCGACGAACATCAGCCCACCGCAAGCAAGAAATGCCAAACATTGCAGGTTCTCCGATGAGCATTCAATCCACACCGGCATAAGCAGCATGGCAGGAACAATCATAGCTATCTGGAACAGCCATGCCGGACGATTCCGCTTCTTCAACTGATAGTAGGTATCAGACAAGCTCCAAGGCACTCCGCACACTCTCACCGCATACATTATGTACATAGTGAGCAAAAACAGCGACATAAAATATAAGTAAATCATAAGCCATCAATTTAAAGGTTGAACACTAATTTTTCAGGATAACCGGAAGTGTAATCATACGCTCCGACCTCCTCTTTCGTAGCAAGTCCCATAACCGCGGCCAGATGTTCCTGCGTGGCATTATAGCATTCCAGGGCATACAGTTCCAGTGCGGCCAGCATCTGCAAGGCAAGAGGAATGGGGATTACATACTTCACGGTATCATACCACAGCACGGTTGTCTCCTTGCCCGCAGCCTGCTCGATAGTGATTGAGTTTGCCAGTCCTACCCGCGTATCCTTGTCAAGCCACATCCGCTTGCCGCCAAACGTAAAGGAATTCACGACATCGGATCCATCGTAAACAGCAATTTCATTGACCTTCGCGCTCTTCACACCCTCCAAAGTCGGTTCATAGGGAGGGGTTAATTCACATTCGAGAATTTCCTTTGCAGACGCTGCCGGATGGGCTTCGTAAAATGCTTCCTGTTCCGCATTCAACGGTACCCAGGCTCCATCCAGGTAATCCTCATAGATTGTACCCACTTCATAGTTTTCGTCCAGTTCAAAATCGAGACGGACAACTTTCTCCTCGGAATAAATATGTATATATTGCATTGTTGTTAAAGTCTATTTTTATTCATTATGATAAACCGGTAATTCGCTCTAATACCTAATGATGTAAGCGGTGCCGTATTTATTTCAGTAAATGAGCCCAGATAATCCGAAGATTTGAACATACGATACGGAGAAGAACTTTCCTGTGCTATCGCATACTTTCCGTCAGACGACAGCCCCAAAGCAAAGCTATTGCCAATAACGGAATGCTTCAATGCCCAGGTTTTTCCGTAATCGGCGGATATACGTGCACCGGAATAAGAGTACCCTCCCTCTATAACCATATATTTCCCGTCATAGGATACAGCCAATGTACGGGCAGAGAAACTCGAATCGGTAATTTTAGTCCACGTCTTCCCATAATCCCCGGAATAATAGGCATAGTATGACTTTGATGAACTCTCCCTGTTGCAGCAACACAACATGTATTTGCCGTCACCGGAAATGGCAATCTTTGTGATAGGCCCCCTGAATATTTCACTGCTGAAAGTTTCTCCATAATCGGAAGATATAAACAGCTCATGGGTAGTATAATAGGGAGAATTTGACGCATATGCCACTACGTATCTGCCGGAATGGGACATTTCCACCCCCATGAGAGGCACGGTATTGTCTTTTAATCCATTGGAGACCCGCCATGTTTTCCCATAATCCCCGGAAAGCATCAAATCATATTTGTTATTGCTATTCTGACACACAATAGCGACCAGATTCCCCCTGCCGTTGCAGGCTATCGAGTACACGGAATAGCAATTATCAGGCTTGAAAGGTTCTGCCGTCTCCAGAAAATCCGTAGAACGCAATAATCCCACATTTGCCATATAGCACGAGCAATAGATATGCCTGCCGTCTCCGGACATGGCAATCCTCGTTCTATCGTTGCTGAAAAAGTATTCGTTTACATTAGGAAGGTCGGAAGGTTGTCTTCTGGTCCATGTCATTCCACAATCCTTGGAAATATCTATTAAGGCTCTACTGTCGGAGAATGCAATCACATACTGACCGTCCTTTATATTATTGCTTCGTCTTTTTAATACACTCATAAACCTTAGTCCCTTGTTTTTACGGATATTGAATAGGCGCCAGCGGCATAGCACCAGATACTAATCTCAAAGATATCTCCAGCGGAAACACTGATTGAAGTACCGGACATCGAAGTGAACGCGCCGGTATTGGGTATCGGCTGTGTGAATGCCGCCGATGCGACGCAGCGGATATACAAATCATTACCCACTGACATTCCGGAAGCAAGGCTGATGTTCGTGGCAGAGCCCAAACTTGCAGTGATACTTCTCTTGGAAATTGGCAGGGAGGCCAGTGTCGTGACCGTATTCACACCGGTAACTGTCGGGTCACCGACACCTTGCGGCCCTTGTGGTCCTTGCGCACCAGTCGCCCCTTTAGGTCCAGTAGCTCCGGTAGCACCCGTAGCGCCTTTTGCTCCGGTAGCACCCTTCAGGTTCTTGAAAGCAAAGGAAAAGGTTCTGGCCAATGCGGTACCACCGAGAGAAACGGTCACGGAGGGCGTACCGATGTTGGCGTCAACCGTAGCAGTAGCACCAGTAATACTGGCACTTGCACCTGCTGCACCCGTGGCACCGGTAGCGCCTTTTGCACCCGTATCACCTTTGTCTCCTTTATCGCCCTTTGGACCTTGTATTCCTTGTGCACCAGTGGCGCCTTTTGCACCAGCAGGACCGGTAGCACCAGTATCACCTTTTACTCCTTGCGGTCCTGTGGCGCCGGTATCACCTTTCATGCCCTGTGGACCTTGTACGCCTTGAGGACCTTGCGCTCCCGTATCCCCCTTCTCGCCTTTATCGCCCTTTGGACCTTGCAATTGTCCTTGACTTTGCCAATCACCGTTATACCAGGCATAATATGTATAAGGCAATGCAGTTCCAACGGAATAGAAACCAGTGATGTTTGACCCGTCAGGTACAGCAGTCTTTAAGGCATCAAGCGTATCGTAACGTCCAAGAAGGGTGAATGTATCTCCCGGCTTGCCTTTCACATAGATATCCGTCTTAACGTACTTTTTAGTGCCCTTATCCCATTGGTATACATAATGGTCTGCACCGATATAGGTAGGATGTTCTGCCGTATCAGTAGCACTCGCAGTGGCCGTTTCCGTATTTTTCTTGAGGGTAGCAAATTCAGTAACACGGGCAGTTTCCGCAGTGGCACGGTCGCTTTCAGCATTTACGCGTCCTGTCTCGGCTATCTGGCGGCTTGTCTCTGCACTTTTACGCGCATCCTCAGCTGTAATGCGGACAGTCTCGGAAGTAACACGCTTGTTTTCAGCCGTCACACGGGAACTTTCTGCTGTAACACGGTCTTTTTCGGCGTTGGCACGGCTCGCTTCGGCTTCCTGGCGTCCGGACTCGGCAGTACCCCGGGTAGTCTCGGCAGCTTTACGTCCGTCCTCGGCACTGACACGCTCGGATTCTGCATCTGCACGTCCGGATTCTGCTGTGATACGGGTAGTTTCGGAAGTCTGCCTTATAGTTTCAGCCCTGCCCCGCTCTGTCTCGGCTGTCTTCCGAGTACCTTCAGCCGCCACACGGTCTTTCTCCGAATTGATACGCGTGGATTCAGCCGATATGCGAGCACTTTCAGCAGAGGCACGCTTTGATTCCGCATCCTTACGCAGGTTTTCCGCAGAGACACGTCCCTCCTCGGCCTTACGTAGCTCTTCGGCAGCTTCCCTGGCGGGAGCGGACAACAGCTCTAGGGGAGCTTCGACGACCGACTCCTCCATACCGGAAAGGCGAAGTGCAGGCAGGCTCACAATGTCATCCAGAGAATTGACTATCTCCACATCGCCCACACCTTGGGAGCCGACAAGAAGGGCTTTCTTCACCTCCTCTACAAGCTGGTTGAACTGATTTGATTCCAATACCATAATTTTCAGAATTGATTTAAGATGGCTGGATGACGTTCAGTTGGTTAATTACCGCACGTTTCACGGCAGCTATGAGCCGCGAGTTCTTCACCACAAGTTCAAGAGCCTTGCAATACTGTTCCGGGATTTCCACCGCATCTTTCGAGTAGTAGATTTCCCGTGCCAGGTCTTCAAAGCCTATATCCAGAAGGATACTTCCGTTGTACATCATTTCATTGCCGACCGTTTCGGCTACGTCGAAGGTCTGCTTGGCGCCTTCGAATGAGGTCTGGGCCTCGATTTTCTTAAAGTTGATTTTCATACTTTCTATTTTAATTATTCTATATACTCATCCATGACAGATACCAATTCCCCAAAACCCGTTTTATCACATGCCATTCACGCCCGTTGATATTCGTCCTGGAAGAGTTCGCGAACGTACCGGAAGGAAAACTGATGGTATTCCCGTTCGGCATTATCCATATCTCATGCCCGTCAGAAGAGGACGGAAGGGATATAGTACAGTTGCCGTAAAAAAGCAGTGTGTGGTCGGTCCCTTAATGCTGTACCTTGTAACCGAAGAGAGTATCACGTCAGTATTCCGGTATACACCTTGCGTCTTCAGCGGCCCGGCAATTTCCAGAGTCCCGGAGGACGGAGCATACATCTTCCCCACTATCACATCACCACCGAAATAGCTCTCGCCGGAAGATACGTGTATGGCCCTATTGCGCCCCGGAATGGTTGCAGAGATGGTTACCACCCCTTTGACTGTGCCCGCTTCCATAGTCTGGTAGGGCCTTATCAGGATGCTATTGGCTCCTCCGTCCGACGCTATCGCATGCAGATAGTAGCTCTTGCTGAGTTCGAATTGCGTAGTGCTATCTGTAAGGTCGGTCACGAACGCTCTCGAGTTGGTGGATATACCGTTACCATGCAGATACAGATAGTCACCTATCCGGCCGCTGGAGGCGTTTATCTTTCCGTTTACGGTGATGCCGTTCAATATGGCGTTGGCACCGGAAATATTTCCTTTCAACGTAAGATTATTGGCTGTGATATCGTTAAGCGTGGCATTGGCACCGGATATGGTACCTTTCAGGGTAAGGTTGTTCGCGGTGATATCGTTCAAGACAGCATCCCTGCCCGTTATACCCCCTTTCAAGGTAAGATTATTGGCGGTGATATCATTCAGTGTAGCCCCCGCCCCGGTAATGTTGCCCTTCAACGTAAGGTTATTAGCAGTAATGTCGTTCAGGATGGCGTCAATACCTGAGATATTGCCTTTTAATGTCAGATTATTAGCTGTGATGCCGTTCAGCGTAGCATCCGTGCCCGTTATGCTGCCCTTTAGAGTCAGGTTGTTTGCCGTGATGTCGTTCATCGTCACACGCCCGTTTGTATCGACCACGAAACTGCCGTTGATGATGGTCTTTCCCGTAAAGTTTATCCGGTCAGCCTCGATTGTAGCATTGGATATCAGCCTGCCCGCTTCGCCTTCGGTGATGAACGCGCTGATTTGAGCACGCCTGACGATATCACCGTTGGGGTCGACCTTTTCCGCAAACATGGTGGCGATATTGCTTTCCGTCACTAAACCGGCTTTGTCGATATTGGTAATGTTACCTTTGGAATCGAAGGTTATCTTCTGCACGAACTGGTCTATACGGCTGGCCGTCTGGCTAATGGCTGAGGTGTGCTGTTCCACGGTACCCTTCAGGCTGTTTGTGGCGGTCACCATACTTTCTATCTTCTCGGCAGTCACATGAAAGCTGCCTGCATGGGCGAACAGCTTGCCGTCCAGGTCAGAGACGGACGCACTGAAGTCTGCACGAAGACCGCGGGCCGATATGTCAATAGCAGACTTATATGCTTCGGTGATTCCAGTCTCAAGGCCTACAAGACCGGACGTGAATTCAGATTTCAGACCACGGGCGGAGATGTCGATAGCAGAGGTGTATTCTTGCGTTATACGACTCTCAGTATTCGTCAGGTCCTCCGTGAACTTCGCTTCAAGGTTGCGCGCGGTAAGCAGGAATTCACTGTGATACTCTTCAAGCTTGCCTGCCGTGCTTCTGATTTCGTCAAGGTTCGCCTGAATCTTCTTGTCTGTAAGTTCAAAACGCATATTGAATTCCTCGCGCAAGTCAGCAAGAGCATCATCGGTTAGCGTAAGTGCATACAAGTACATGTCACCGGTAAAAGACATGTGGAAATCACCGGTTCCGTTCCACTTACCGGTTATCTCCATCTGTTTGAATTCAGTACTGGGATATAGGTCCTTAGAAAAGGAAATCGGGGTGTATTCCTCAAAACCTTCTTTGTTCTCGTTCTTGAAATGGAAGGCAAGAGTGCCGGGGCGCTTCACCAGATACTTGAAAGAGATAGTGAACTGCCGGGGGCGCTTGAGTTCGTCGAAGGTCTCAAAATCCGGATGGCGGTAAAAGTCTGAGTTGACCTGCTCGATATAGCTGTTCTTAAGGCGTAGCACATTCTTTGCGCGTTCGCTTACTATATCGGCGAAAGATTCCTTGTTCGCATAGAAGTTACTGTTGAAGTACAGCAGCCGACCGTCAACTCGGAAGATGCGTATGTTGCTGCTACCGGTCCAGTACTGCATGTCAGCGGCAAAAGACGCATTGTTAAGGTAATTGTTCAAGGCATTGATTTCATCACGCACGGATGAGATTTCAGACTTGATAAGTCCTTCAATGACAGTGAACATTGTCAGGATGTCCTCACCGGCCATCGTAAGGAATCGCCCTTTGATTTCTACGCCACCTTCCGGTGTGTACTTGATGTAAGTGCTCTCATCACGGGCGCCGATATAGGAAGTACCGTACACTTTCATGTAGGCATGCCCGGTGGATTTGTCAACACCGAAGGAGATTACATCTTTCCCCGTTAGGTTGAAGTCGTCAATGCCGGTGTAGAAAGTTATAGACGGGGATGTCTCGTTGGTAGACGATAGCACGATTGCGCTTTGAAGGTCTACATCTGTACGGTGGCCCAATCCTATAATATCGTCACCTGCTTGGGGGATATCACTACCTTCATCACAGATGGCCTTGGATAAGTCAATATAGTCACGCCCCACAGCCATGACCTCACGCCAATAGTAGCGGTTGGAGGCGTTCAGGGTAGTCCCTTCGACGATGTTGCACTCCTTTGCTTGCGCCAGCGAGCCTACACTAAATTCGTTTGCTATCGCTTCACCTTCCTGCTCGGCAAGGAAATAGCAGCGGTAGGCATCTTCCAGTTCCTCCACGCGGATGCACTTCATACCGGCATGGGTGATTATCTGTTCACCGCCTACATGGGTGGCTTTCTTAACCTGCAGTTCTTCAAAGACGGCCTTTATCTTCACATACAGACGGTCAACGACAGCTTGGGAAGTACCGTCTTCACGGACGGTAATACCACTGCCATTCTTGCCAATCAAAAGGCCTTTTAAGAATGTGATAACCTCCTCCGCTACGTCGCTTGCATCCTTTCTCAAGAACATTCTTAGGGTACGTAAAGCAGAGAATACATTGAAGTTGCTTGCGGCCGTAGCGTCGTTGGTCTTGATGACATAGATGTTGCTTCCTCCCGAACCGGTGAAGGTCTGTCCCTTAAAAGTCAACTCTTCGACTTGCGTTTCAATATCGGAAAGGCGGGAATAGGCGGTGCTTTCGCCAATCGTATACTGCGGGGAATCGTAAGGCTTGTCGAGGTTGATTTCAAAGCCGATGACACGGGACAAGCGCCCGTCCTTGAAGTAGGCAGGATTGACAAGGTTGATGCGCTGTCCTATGTCAAAGCTGTGATTTATTTGGTCTTTGTGTACCCAGATGGAGTTGAGCGTAGCCGTATAGGTGCCGTCGTCGATGCAGGTCTTTGCCACGTACTTCTTTGCAGTGGCAAGCAGTTCCTCTTCGGCAGCAGCCACCAGCCCAAGTTCGGTTATCTTCTCGGCATTCCAACCAGACAGTACATACTTGTCACCTTTTGAAGGGAACAACACTTCATCCGGCAAGGAACGGCCGTAGTCTTCATTCTGTACAATCTCCCAAAGCTGGGCATCAGGATTCCATGTGCCGTCGTCGTTCTTCTCGGTCAGACCAAGAGGGTTAAAGGCAGCACCGAACTCCATGCCGTTGAGCTTGCCGGATTCGAACCTGATTTTGAGTTCCTGTCCTTCAAGGATGTATTCCTTCGAGAAGTTGATGCCTGAATCCTTGAACCGGTAGAAGGTAACTTTTGTCTTTGTATCATCTTCATTATCTACCTCGCTCTCATAAGAGCTTACACCGGTGATTTCACCCACCCGTTTGGGATAGACGTCGTCGAATACAACAACGGCTTCAATGGCTTCCAAATCGGTCAAGCCCTCGTGGGCATCCACGTATGGAGTGCCTGCCGGAAGCATAAGGCGCTTCTGGACGATACCGTTGACAACAGTGGTCTGGTCTACCGGGCGATAGTTGGTAGGGATGTTTCTTGTTGAACCGAACGCATAGATTCTTGTGGCATAAGTACCCTTGCTGTCACTCCGGCTCATGTCCTTGGCTTCCTTATCCAGTTCTATCTTAACAGCGTCGGAGAACTCACAGCGTCCGAAGTTGATGACATGGTCCGTTACCCAACAATCACAACCCCAGTTATCAGCCATGCTGAACATAGCATCAATGAGGTTGGTATTGTCATAGGTCATCAATTTGGAGGAGTTCTCGACACTATCGTCAATGGAAAACACGAAGTCTTTTCCCTCATATTTATAACCAAGAGCTTTCAAATTGCGAAGGAATACACCCATCTGGACATCCAGTGAAGCGGTAAGGGACCAGGACGCTTCCAGTCCTCCGTACTCCGGGGTGTACTTGAATATCTTTGTTTTCCACTTGAAATAGTAAGCGTCAAAACGAAGTTCATAGGAGTAGCCTCCGTTCTTGTAGGTCGGATAGGGAATATCTACAATCTGATAGATTTTTGCCAATTTACCGCCCATGGAGGCATCGAGTACCCCACGCAAGTCAACGTAATCACCTACTTGGAAATCGACTGGGGACAGAGTATTAAAAGGTAGTACGACATAGTCCTCTTTCATTAAAGAGAACTTGCCTTTTGCACCGGGATTGATACCAGTTGAAAAGCGGGTATTGCCTTGTATGTCCTTAATATCTATCATGTAAACAAAGGTCGGACATAAAAAAAAGAAGCCCTAAAAATTAGAGCTTCCATACACGACAATGAATTTAATGTCGTAAATTTCTAGCCTACAACACGGTTAGATGGATTGTACTCACAGAATTTGGCTGATATTTTCCCAAATGTCCGGTCTAAGCTTTGGGCATAAGAAACGCTCTTTCCTAAATATAGCAAATGATAAATATCACTACTGTTCTCAGGAATCTGAATATCAATTTTACCTTTGTAAAGTTCTTCATAAAAAGCTGTTTTCTTTGCCTGATAATCGGCAGGAGAATCACCTTCTACTGTAAAAACAAGAGTTAACTCACGCTCATCAAGCTTGGGGTTATCCATAAGAACTTGTTTCCCATGTTCCAAGCGTGATTTATTCTCTATAAACTCTTTCAGAGGTACCGGTGCTCCCAGTACATCAAGAAAGTTATCTCCCATTCTAACACCCCACTCTTTTAGGGCTTCTCTTCCGTTTATTATTAATTCTGCCATAACTATTATAGATTCTTTATATCCTGCTTGATATCATTTGTATTATCGAGTATTCGCGGACTATTTTTGGCAAGAATAACAGAGTTTTCAAGTATATCTCTACGGTCCATGTTACCTTCTACTTGGAATGTTCTCATTTCATCTACGATTCTTTCCATATTGGAGACTTTATCGGTCAATGCCTTTATGTCCTCTGTCGGGAAAACAACATGTACCTGCGACTGATAGCCGCTCGCTATTGTCTCTTTGGCTCTATCTGCGAAATTAGGAGTTCCAGATAACAAAGCTGGGACATCCCCGCTTCTAAGATTGAGCAATGAAAGTTTGCCATTGATGGATGAAAGTAAACCGGTCTGTTGAATGGACTGGTTCTTTATTTCTTCCCCGGCAACCTGCAAAGCTGTAAAACGTCCGTTAAGTTCTTCGCCGGTATCTTGTGACATGGCTTCAAAACCCTTACTACTCGCCTGCTGTGAAAACATGGTTCCAAAGAACTGGTTGATGGCATCAACTTCTTTCTTCATGTCGTCAACCATCGTCTGTTTCATGGAGTCGAGGAGCTGCTTTTCTTCGGAAGTCAAGTCGTCATCTCCCATGGCCTTTTTCCACTCATTGTACCACTTCTGCATCTGCGGTTTGAAGTTCTCCACATACATGGCCTTAATCAAAGCCTTGCGCATGTATTCGCTCATGTCATCGGAAATATCCTCCGCTGTGGCCTCTATATCGTACAAGGAATTCAGAATACCATCAGAGAACGACTCCCATTCCTGCTCAGCTTCATTACGGGCGTTCTCCGCTTCCTGGGCGGCTTCTTCCGCACGGTTGATGGCTCCCGTATCAAGAGTGGGGAAAAGCTTGTTAGCCGCATCCACAATGTCGACACCGGCTTTCTGAATTTCGGCCATCATCTCGTCCAGAGTCTTGCGCTCGGCCGTATCAATGGCACCGTCTTTCATAAATTCACTATATTTGTCATACCAGGCCTGAATCTGAGGCTGGAGCTGAGCAGTAAACATGGAATCCACCAAAGCATTACGCATAAACTTATAGATATTGTTGGCCACATCCTCGGCGGTCGCTTCTGCGTCATAGAGCACACTCCTGATACTGTCGGAGAAAGAATCGAACGCCTTCCTTACCTCCTCGCCAGAGTCTTTCCAAACATCGCTGATTTCTCCGGCAGCATCGGCAACCTCCTTGCTCAATTCGTCAATGTCATTCTTGATATTGGCACGTTCTTCATCGGTTACAAGTCCATCCTCCGAGTATTCCTTCCATTTCTCCCAGATAGCTTTGATACGCGGTTCATATTGCTCGACATACATGGCTTCGATAAGTTCCTTGCGCATGGATTCGGAGATATTCTTGGCAACGGCTTCGGCTGTTACCTCGGCATTGGTAAGAGAGTTCAATATGCCATCGGAGAAGGACTTGAATTCCTCTTCAAGTTCCTTCTTCATGTTACTCTCGGTAATGCCAAGAGTATCAGAAAGAATGTCTTTGGCGGCTACGATGTCATTAGCCAACTTTTCAGCTTCGCTTCTCAGTGTATTACGTTCAGCATCGGTTATATCGCCGTCAGACATGGATTTCTGAACCCGTTTATAAAACTCTTCTATCTGTGGTTGGAAGGTATCGGCAAACATCCTCTCAACCATTTGTTGACGGATGTACTCGAAGATATTGTCTGTTACGTCCTCGGCGGTGGCTTCGATGGAAGACATGGCAGACTTGACGCTATCAACAAACGACTGCAAGTCTTCGGCGTTCTTCAGCTTGTCAGCAAACAAACTATTAACGTCCTCTACGCCCTTCATCATCTGCTCAATGTATTGGTCAATCCGAGAGCCGAGTTGTACCATGTCACTCTCGGACAATCCGTCTTTGGAAAGCCCTTCAAAGGTCTTGTACAACTCTTCCATCTTGCTCTTGTACTCCTTTTCATACAGAGCGTTAATCATTGCCTGACGGAAGTAATCATAGATATTATCAGAAACATCCTTGGCCGTCACATCAAGGGAAGTAAGAGAACTCTGCATACTACCGATGAAATCCTCATAGTTATCCGTGCTACTGTCGGTATCCTCTTTGGTCCATCCGAAAATTTCCGCAAGCTTGTCACGTTCGGCAAGTGCAGAACCGGCAATTGCGTCATACTGCTTCCGAAGAGCCTCCATCTCCTCCTTCGTAATGCCTCCTTGGTCTTTATTGGCCTGGGCAAAGGCATCGTACCACGTTTGAAGGTCCTCGGTAAATTTGTTGCCTACCATTGTGGTAAGTACGGCACGCTGCATATATTCGCTGAAACTGTCAGAAAAGTCTTTCGCGGAACTGTCCATATCCATGAGAGTATCTACAAAACTGTCGAACACACCGTTAAAGGTTGTTTGGGTGAGCTGCTCTTTTATCTGGTCCTGAATATCCTCAATCCTTTCCTCTCCATCTATAATGCCGTTCAAATATTCTTGCACGTCACCGTCCATCTTCGCCCAGAAGGCAGGAGCTTCGGATTTAAGTTTCTCCAATTGCTCAACAGTGAGGTCAAACAGTCCGGTCATTCTTCCGGTCCCGATAAGCTCTTTGGCGGCATTGACTGACATGTCGAGTGCGTCGGCAATGTCCTGCCAGTCGCTTGACGAGGTGTTCTTTGCCATCCGCTTGCCAATGGAATGGGAACCGGCAGATGCACCGGAATTAAGACGCTCTTTTCCCAGCAGGCGATATGCCTCAATCTGCCTTTCAACAAGGCCAAGCGCCTCTTCTCCGACCTTGTCCGCTTCCATACCGTAGGAAATGCCGATATATTCCAGTTTCTTGTCTATCAGCTCATCCCATATCTCATAGAGTTTGTTATATTCCTCTACCATCTCGTTATAGTGGGAATAATCGGCACCGAACATCCCATCCAACGCAGACACTACAGCGGAAATTCCAGAAACCGCACTCATTGCGCCTCCGACAATATCACCCGACATGATTTGCCCGACCCCGGATGCCGTTTGTCCTAAGCCGCCAAGCGCATCAATGGCACTTGTTATCTTACTGTCGTCAAATCCGAATATGTCGGCGATACTTGAGCCGAACTCATTCAATGCAGGGGTAAAAGACGTCACAGCATTTCCTATATCGGTGATTCCTTGACCGATTTTCTTGGAATCGTTGCCACCCTTTTTTATGGCTTCTATCCCTTTCTCCAAGTCAGAGACGAAAACCTGCCACGGTGATTTTCCTTTAAGTTCATCCTTTAGCCCTCTGATTGCATCTGTTACGTCCTTTATGGAGATTTCACCCTTTTCTATCTTTTCAATGTCCTTATCAGTGAATCCGAGCGCTTTCAATTCGTCAAGTGTAACATTCGTTCCGTCACTTTCCTTTGTACCAGACATGTACTTGACAAGTGTTTCATACTTATCAATGATGGACTGAATAGCGGAAACCGATTTGTTACTCGCATCCTCGAATAAGTCTGCCATCGCCTTAGTGGACTTTCCATATTGCTCATCGAGCTGTTCTATGGCTTTACTTTTTTCGGCTTCCTTGATGGCATATTCAGGACTGTCCTTTTGTAATTTGGCTAACTCGTCATTGTACTTCTGAACGAGGTTCTTCCGTTTTTCTTGGTAATTTCCGTACTCAATGAAATACTCCTGCCATGCTTTTTTGTCGGCTTCAAGTTTGGCTTTACTTGTTGAATCAATATCGCTTTCTCTTTTTTTAGCGGCATTAGAAGCCCATGTGCCAAGTTTCTCCTCTTGTTTATCTGTCAGTTTTCCACCTTGCTCCATTTCCCATTCCCTGCGCTGCTTCTTGATGGCATCAAGCTCCCTCTGATAGTCCAAGTCAATCTGCTTCAACTTCCTTTCCGTGCCGTCCTCCATGAGGTTGACTTCATCCTGCTGGTTTTTCCGACGAATGGAAAGAAGTTGTTCGGCAAGTTGTTCTTGCTGTTTAAGTCGGTTTTCGGCTTCTTTCTTGGCTTGATTTTCCTGCTTGATTAAAGAACTTCCGGTAATACCACCTAAATCTTTATAGGCTTTCTCTTTTGATAGCATATCTTCACGGGCCTTTTTTACCTGTTCCGATGTTGCTTGTTGGTCTTTCAAAAGAACTTCATACCCTTTCTTTGCCTCTTCCCAATCTTCTTTTGCTTTGGCAAGGTCTTGCAGGTAGGTTGTTTTATTCTTCTCTGCGTCAATTCGTGTCTGTTTAGTGGATTTTGCAGTATCTATAAGTGTTTTTATGTCTTTCACATTATAGATTGCTTCATCGGACAAAGTATCCTTAATATCAATAGGTAAACGGAGTTTCACAGTACCATTTTTACCTTTCCCTTTGATACTCTTTTCTAACTCAGAGATGTAGCGGTCAAACTCACTAATATCAACATCTTTAAGATTGGATATGAACTGTTCAGAGATACCTTTACCTTTATCAACAAGAAATTGGTCTCTATAAGAGCGAAGTTCTTTTAACTTGTTTATTTCCTGCTGTGTTAATTTACCACCATTGATTTGTTTGGCAGAAAGGGCATTTTCATAGTCTGAAACAGCTTTGTTAGCAGCTTCAAAATTTCTTGCAACTTCCTCGCCTGCGCGCTTTGCATCCTCTTTGGATATTTGTTGTTTTAGTTGAAGTATGTCAGCAAGTTTTATTGATTCAATATCGTATTGGGCAAATATCTTGGGATATTCGCTTCGTAATGCCGCCAAACTTTCACCTCGCTGCAAGTCAGACAATGCAATATCACGAGAGCTTTGGATAAGACCGTCTATTTTTTGTTTCCGTTCGCTATCAAGCTTTGTCGCTTTTTCTTGTTCTTCATTATACCTCCTTGTTCCTTTTTCAACAGCGGTTGTAGAATCCCTGAACGCCCACATAGTAGCTGTTAATCCAACAACCACCGTAGCCAATGCTACATAAGGATTGGTAAGCATTGCAGCGTTTAAAGCTAACTGCGCTTTTCGTGCCAATAAACGGGCATTGGTAAGTCCAATCTCCACAAGAGTATGTTTACTTTCGGCAGCAGTAACAAGCATCACTGCGGTCCGGTATGTACCATAAGTAACCACTAATCCAGCCAAGACCTTCCCTACTGTTTCATAATTCTGAATCAACGAAGTTGTCATTTGAATACCGTCCATGATAACACTTTCCGACTTAGTTCCCAATTCGTTAAACACGGAATTCAAAGCATCCTGCATCATAGACAACTGACCATTGATAGTCTTTGAAGCATTCTCAGACATATTGTAGAACTTACCGCCTGCCGATGTGGCATCTATAAACGCCTGCTGTACCATTTCAGCGGAAACAACACCTTTGGACATTTCATCTTTGAGTGTAGCAATAGACTTTCCTGTCTTTTCGGAAATAATCTGTAACGGGTTGAATCCAGCGTTTATCATTTGATTCAGATCCTGCCCCATAAGTTTACCCGCTGCTGACATCTGTGAAAATGCCAAAGTCAGCGAATTGAACTTACTGGATTCTCCCATAGAAATATCACTAATGGCTTTCAAGTATTTGATAGTGTCTTCTGCTTGTATGTTAAATCCAAGCATCATCTTTTCTGCTCCAACCATATCTGACATAGTAAGTGGAGAAATCTTAGCCAGCTCCTTGATTTGCGGAATCAGTCGCCCTGCTATATCTTCTCCAACCATAGTCTCAATAGCGGTCTGCATAGATTGAAATTCGCCACGCACACGAATCATTTCAGAACCTAATGCCTTTAATACTCCGGCGCCACCAATAACTGCCAGCGCTTTCTTCCAAGATATAGCGATACCTTCGTTAGTTTCTACTACTTGTTTCCCATCATTCTTATAAAGTGTATATTCATCCCGGAGTTTCTTTACGGAAAGACGCGCTTCGGCTTGCTGTTGGGTGAGGTTGAATAAAGCATCCCGTTCTTTACCGAGCGCTCTTTCTTGTTTGCTGATGTGATTAAGCAGTTCTTTATCTTCCCCACCTCTTGAAACGATGTTCTTATATAACTCCTTATTTTTACGAATAGTTGTTTGAAGAGAACCTATGGCATTCTTTTGAGCGATAATCTTCTCTGTGAACCCATTTACAGATTGGGAAGCATCGAAGATTTTCCTTTTGAATCCCGTTTCCATCTCCGCTCCAGCTTTGGCTGCATTAGTCACCAACTCATCCAATCTTTGATTAGATGCAGCAAGTTGGACATTTAAAGCCTTGAAAGCAGCAGGAGACTGCGTGCCATCCATGCTCATTAACTCTTGTTTTAACTTCGCAATTTCATTACGGAGCCTTACAACTTCTTCCCAGTCACTACCTACCTTAAAATATAATTTCGCCATATCTATTTCTTTTTCCTACGATTAGCCAATTCCTTACCACTGATTCTATTCACTTTTTGACCACCATATACTGCGTGTAATTTATCCCGTTGCATCATCAGCAAATTCCGATAAGGGATAACCTCAAACACTTCTGTATAACTCAGATGAAGCGTGTCAATCAAATGGGCTATCTGCCCGAAGAACGTTGTGTTTCCTACTGTTTCGGTCTTGCTGCCAGCATCGACACGTTCCTCATCGAGCTGACACACTGAAAAGCCGAAATATCCATCATAGAGAAACAGACTTCCAAGGCATCTTTGACTTCTTCAAAAGTGCCGTTCTCCAATTCTTTGACCAAACTATCATTCCCGCAGATGAAGCATGAAATACCTTTCAGCATATCTTCAGTAGCTTCAGGAAGCTCTTTAATAGCCTCCATGATATTATCTCCTCGCAGGGCGATATTGGAAAAATGATGAATGGCACGACAGATAATTTTAATTGTAGGAGGTTTGATGGTATAAACGATTCCACCTATCCCTACATTTTTAAAATCCAGCCCTAATAGGGCATCAGAAACCGTTTTTGCTGCTTGATTATTCATAACATTAAATTAAAAAGGCGGTGAGCAACCACCCACCGCCATCTGAAAACAATCCTTTTACTGAAAAATTATCAACCTTCCGGCACTACAACTTCCGATTCGTCAAACCATTTTTCGGAAGCCAATCCATCTACACCTGTGGAAAGGGGAACGGCCGAAACAGCCAATCCGACAGCCTTATCGGTATTAGAGCCACGGGCATTGATAGCCGCTTTCGGAAACACAACATAAACTCCGTCTTTGGTTTTACCAATCACACATTTATGAATAGGCTTATACTTGCCTCTTTCCCAATTCTTTTCTGTGGCTTTACCACCTTGTAAATCAGCCTTTGTAGCATAATCATACTCACCAATGGTGAAGTTGATTTTCACCTCACCCGGTTCAGACGTTTCCCGGTAGTACTCACCAGTCAAAGCGTTTTTGTAACGAGTTACACTTGCCTCTGCTTCTTCGTATTGATACGTGTCACCATGCACATTCTTGACCCGCTTCGTTGCTGCGTTTTTCAAGATGGTGGCTACTTCTGCGCCTGTTAATCCGGCAGCTGGAGTAGTAACCGTTTTAATCGGTTCTGCATAATACAGTTCGTCAATTTCTACTGCTGTAATCATATCATTTTACATTTAATACATTAAACAAAATTCTCACATTCACATAATGACACTTCAAAGCTGTGTCCGCTTCTGTACCGATAGAATCAATAGAGTAACGATATGTCATACCATCATAGGTGCTTACTACATCATCAAACAGCTTGCCAGCCTTTCTTTCAAGTTCGTTAAGCCGGATTGTGTTCGCTTCATTCTCGCTTAAATTGGGTACACATAGATTCACTTCTGCGAAAGATTTCTTCCAATACTTTCCCGGCTGTTGTTTCTTTGTGTGGATAACGATTCTTTCAGAGGTCAATTCACCCGTCAGCGTTTCTCCTGCTGGCACTATGCCTATCCCGAAAGCCTTGCAATCCCGGTAGAGGATGTTTCCTATGTCGGTGGTTACTATCATCGTTCAAATCTATCTTTCAATCTTTTTTCTGTCCTTATCGCTGCACTTCCTGCAACTTCAAATCCTTTGGATTCCACGAATGAAGCATAATCAGCTTCGTTTTTCAGAATTAAGCCATCTTCATTAACCTCATAATCATTCGATTCTCTCAAATGTTTTGTGTGGTCTTGATAGTTTCCGGTAGCTTTTGCATCTTCAACAAATGCCTCTCCCTCTTCTTTCATGCCAGCAACGACTTCGCTTGTTCCGTCCTCAAAGAACTGGTCAACATCCGAAAAGTCTGCATCTATTCCAACCATATTACTCTATAGGAAAAATAGTTTGTTTCCAAAGGGCTTTTAGCAACTCCTTCACCTCTTATGCTTCCATCGGCATTCAAACAACGAACCTCTGCACCTGCTTCAACCTTTGACGGCTTGTCAAAGACTACCTTGTACTTGAAATCATACAAAGCACCATTGATAGATACTTTCTTTTCCGCACTCACATCATCACAACGGCATCTGCATATATCCTGCCAGCTCTCACCACCTGTGCCGGGAATAGGTCTGCCGAACTCATCCTTATCCATCGGGGTGATAACCTTAACCTGCAATATGTGTGGAGCGAATATCATAAGAAAGTCACTTTAGGTTTGTTACTCAGTTCGTCTTTCAAGCCGTACTGCTTACACAGAAATGAATAGTAATCCTTAATGCCTTGAATGTTCCAAGACATAGAAAAACCGCCTTCACTGATTGAAGTGGCGCGAAGCAAAAGAGAGGGGATGAACTTCGCAATTGCTACAGAGACACGGACACAGCAATGCTCATTCATCTCATCCTCTCCGCTTATCTTCGAGGTAAGACACATATCCAAAATGTCAGCCTCCGATACCTGAATGCCGAATATCTGAAACTTCTGTTGTATGTAGTCGTTTACCGTCATCTTAATATGGTGTAATCAGTGTACTATATGCTGTATGGCTATAATGTGTGCAATACTTCGACTTATAGACGTACCGGAACGGGCATTTAGGAACTGAAATCTGTTTCCTTTGCATTGCCGTAATAGTTACTGTTTGCTTCACCGGACTATCCACAACCATAAATATTGGCTGCGGAGTGATCAGCACAACACAATCAACAGAAGATGCTTCAAAAGTGATACACTGAATGTCTGGCAAACCAACATCAACAGATGGATTCACATACTCACACTTGGGAGATTCCACACTTGATGCCTGCACGTCCAACGAGACCAAAGACATCATCAAAAAGCCACACATGGCAAAAATAAAATTCTTCATTTCTTTTCTGGTTTATAAAATTAGACAATGGAAGGGTAGAAACACTACCCTATCCTTACTCGATACCTAATGCTTCTTTCAGCTTGGCAGTTGATTCTTCATCCAGTTCTGAGACCTTAGCCAAAAGAGTTTCTTCTTTCATATTGCCGGAAGCCTGCACGCCGATGGACTTCAAAGCATCAATCAAAGCCTTCTTCTCAAACTCCTTTTCAAAGAGAGAGATTTTCACCTCCTTCTTTTCTTCAGGGGCTTTCACTTCGGTATTTTTTGCCTCAATCCGTTCAGCAAGTCTGCGGCTTTCCATATCCAGCACACGGGCTTCCTCACCGACTTCAATCACTTCACCGGGAGTATAATACTTTCCGGTGAACTTGTCGCGGAAAACTGATATAACCTTTACTTTCATATCCTACCCCCTTATGCTGATTGAATGGATGCAATTTCGCTCAAATCGAAATTGGTAATCAAATCTGGATTGGAAATCTGCGGAATCCACTCTGCCGTATATTCCATGTAGCGACCGTTTTTGTCACGGTAGTTGGAGATAAGCATCTGCCCCTCTGACGGGATATAAGTACGTCCTTGTACTGGGTCTGTCGCTTCATACGGGGTATGATGGCGCATATAACCAATGTTGTCAGAAGGTAACAGAGTAATACGGTTATCCGCGTAAATCTGCACATTCTTTCCCGTCTGGTCTTTCACGTAGTCCTCCTTGATTTCAATACGCGGCAAACCGATGCCGGTGAACACTTCGGAAGCCAAAGAAGAGGAAACCAATCCCGTACTCAACTTCATTTCGTTGCTGCCGAGAATCATCTTGTACTGCTCACCAAATTCAGATGAACCAAGAATAAGCTTGTTGAAAGATGCACGAGTCATAACCATCTTGGCATAAACGCCATAGTCCGGTGCCAAGGAATGAAGTTTCTCTCTCAAATAAGAGATAAACATATTCTTTCCGTCCACAACCACATCTCCACTTTTCGGCTTGATAAAATTGAACGGAAGGGTAATCTCCAGCAGTTTATTATTGGTCTGACCGGAAGTGATTGCAGCGTCTTTGTTGTAAACGGTGGCTTCACCAAGCATCAACAGCGCACCGACAATAATATCCATACGCTTGTGGGCGGCAAGGGTAATCTGACGGTAGTCGTCTGCCAGGAAGTTTACAATCTCTTCCATTGCAGCCTTTTGGTCGGCTGGCTTAGCGGCATTGAACTTGTCAATCAAATCCTGCAATTCAGAAAGACGGTCAATAGACATCTGATAAGCATCACCCAAATAGGCAATCTCACCATATCCGGAACCGATGTTCCGACGTTCACGGATGGGTTTCTCTCCAAAACGCGAATTGATGGAGCCGGCCATAACTCCGGTTACAGAACCGATATAATCCTTGAACACACGAGTAGTCACTCTGCGGAAAGTAAGATACTGCTGCCAATAGATTGTGTCCTTGCGTGTCTGGTTCACACGTCTGATGATAGCGGAAACAATGTTCGCATCATCGAATAATGTTTGAATCGTTAAAAACATATCCTACCTCCTTACTCGTTAAATTCAAACCATCCCTTCATGTTGGCTTTATCGTTCTCGGAGAACGGCATAACCAATTTTGAGGGTTCAATTTCTGCGGCTGTACGAAGCAATGAAACCAATGTGATTCCGTCCTCAACCTTTGTACGGTTAAACAGAGCCGAATTAGCCACATGCTTTTGCTTTAAACCATCAACTGCAACCGCATTGAATAATACGGCATCTTTGGCGATATTCTCACCAAAAGCAGCCTTGATAGTCAATACATCATAACCGGCATTAGACTTATCAATTGCCGTTACTTCTGCACCTTTCTTGCCACTTCCGACAAACATACCCACATAAGCCAAAGAGTTCTTGGCTACTTTGATAGACAAAGCCTCTTCACCAGTGGTATAGGCTTCCACAACTCTCACATTGATTACCGCATAAGCGAACTTGTTTTTCAAGTCCGCACAAATCGGTGTAAATCCAGGAAGAAAACTTCCCACTACAAGGTTCTGCGTGTCGAGCTTGAACGGGCCACGTCTACGGATGCCTGTCTGGACATCGTAACGTTCCTCTTGCTCAACAGGCGGAACCAAGTCATACTTAAATCCTGCTGACATAATTAATTCTTGTTTTGTTCAACAATAGCATTCGTTCCCTCGTCAATCATCTTGGCGATAGATTCAGCTTCTTTCTCAATCTTCGCTTCCGCTGATTCGGGAGGGGTTACGCCTTTGAAGCCGTCATTTGCGAACTCCTGTTTCAAGTCCTTGAAATAAGTATCCAAGTCCTCATCGTCTTTGATGGCGCACCTCTTGGCGTAGTTTTCGGGAATACCATACTTTTTTGCCTTTGCCATAATCTGCTCCTGCCGGGTAGCTTGTAACTTCTCTGTCTCGAATTGAGCGAGCTTATCAGAAAGAGGTTTAACGGCTGCACTCACTGCGTTAGCAATAATAGCCGCCATGTCGTCCGTCTTATCTTCTAGCTTCGGATTAGGGTTAGGATTGGGATTAGGATTCTCAATTGACTTACCGTCTTTAAGGTTATGTTTCTTCTCGTAGTTGGAAACTGCGGTCTTGGAAGCATCCCCGGCACGGAAATCACCATAGGAATTTAGCACGTCCGAGAAGCTGATACCCTCAACAATGGAGTTTACCTTTGTCTCGTCCGTTACACCCTCTGCCTTCTTAGTGGCAATTCGGGTTAAGATAGCAGTGTCCACCCCAGTAAACTTCTGTTGCAGCCCTGCCAAGATTTGTTCTAAGATTGTCATACCGTATGAATTTGATTTATAAATTTCTACGGTAAATTTCGGCATTAATAAGCTATGTGAAAAATTATCAGATAGGTGATACACGACAATGAAACGATTGTCGTAAAATGGTATAAAAAAGGCGTGAAACCGAATGGAATCACGCCTAAATAAAGTATTGTAACTTATGCCGGTACAGCCATTAATTCACGCCCTACTGAACGTATTGTTTCTATAATATCTTCAAAACGTTTCTTAGACGGCTTCTTTGTTCCGCTTACATATTGAGCAAACAAACTCTGAGAAATACCTAAACGTCGTGCTATGGCAGCAGCATTCAATTCAGGATGAGCTATAAATAAATCATAAAGAGGATTAGATTTCCTTTCCCGAAAGAATCCCTCAAAACTCAAATCTTCATCAAGCTCTCTCCAATGTATTCCGTCATGGCTCGTTGTGAAATTTGCGCGCTGCGCAGGAGTAGCCCATTTCAGCCTTTGGAAATCTGAAAACTTCTCACATGCCTCCTTCCCGTCAGTGGTACGTATCCATACCTCCGTATCAGTCAACCATACCTTTTCAACTATGATATTTTCCATAACCACTTATTTTGATTTATTAAAAAATTTATTCCAATGCTCTGCTATTACTTCTTGATTTTCTTCTATAACTGATTCTACAAGTTTCAGTTCAGATGACTTCAAGCCATTATTTTTGATTAATGTAACTGGAAATAAAGTGAATTTAGCACTTACATCCCCTTTGATTACATGAACATGTATAGGCTCATGGTCATTAGCGTAAAACATAAAACGAAAACCAAATAAAATAAATATCGTTGGCATACCTTTCTCTATTGATTACCCTACAAATATAGGTAATTATTTAATTACCTACAACTATTCAAGCAAAAAATTAGCGGCAATTCTTTGATGTTGCCGCAAAATATTCTATTTTTCTTGTACTAAAATTATAATCCCTATAATTTTTCTGACTAAGAGGCATTTTTCTGTCCCTTATTTCCGATTTGCTCATTCTTTGCCGCTTGCTCCTCCTTGATTTCTGCAAGCTCCTCTTCTACCCTATCAGCATTCCCGGCAAACATGATACCTTCACGGGTTGACCAAATTCCACCACTGACAGCGGAAACGGCAGTAGTCACCTTATCATTCAAATCATCAATCATATATGGAACCAGTTCTGTTTCTATGTCAATGGTCTGCGATGCCTTGCTAAACTCGGTTGGATTGATAGAGCCTAAAGCGGAAACAATGAAATTTACTCTCCGCTGTAAAAACTCGCCGATAACCTCACCGTGATTTTCTACCGCCATGTGTGCACCCATGAACATAAAGCGGAAAGCGGTTCCTGATGCTTTGCCTACCCCCTTCAACGTCTCAAAGGATATTCTTGGAGTGTTTGACATATCATAAGCCATATTGGTGAGTGTTTCTGCTTCAAAACGTACCGTATCCGGAACTTGGTTCCACGTCAGATACTGGGCATCCGCACCTTCACCTGTAAGTTTGACCATTCTATCCTTAACCTTACCCATGAAACCCTCCACGTCACCGATAAGTTTCAATAAAGGGAAGAAATGATAATCGATGCAATCTGCATAATTGGATAATAATTTCTCCAACCGAACCCGAAAAGCCTTTATCTTTTTGCAATAAGGTTCAGGACGGTAGGCATAGAGAACCGGTAATTTGGGGAATCCATGAGCAAAAGGAGTTCTTTCTTCATATCCTTTAGATAAATCCCATTGATAAACCATTTTGTCCGTAATAGCCATAAAACAGGTGACCTCCGAATCATCCATGAGCTTCTTTTTATACTCACGTGAGAAAGCAATCATTTTACCTTCATCGTTAAAGAACGGGTATAGTTTATCACCTCTGAATGGAGACCATAACACGCTTTTCAGTTTCTTGGTGGGCTTGACCTTGCCACCGAACGTAGTCTTAACTTTCTTCCAAAACTTTGCCCAAAACGAATCATCATCGGTAACATACCAATATTCTGCCGCTTCTTGTTCGGAGAGCCAGGCACGGACAATCTTCTTGTTTTGGTATTTGATTTTGTTGGATTTAAATACAGCCTTTACCGCATCCAGCAGCTTCTTTTCATCATCATCAGTCGGAGTGCAATCCATAGACGGTTCTGTGCCGACCGTGAAAGCAGTTTGAATATTCACTATATCCTGTTCCAATGGAATGGAAATACGGTTCACCGGTTCAGTCTTATACTTTGCTTCGATTTCATAAGTCTTACCAGTTTTTTCATCGAAGTGTTTCTCAGCTTCTTTTTCAAGAACCTTTCTGTCCGGATACTTCTTTTTGTCAACCATAATTTCATGGCGTTCCGGATTCCAATCGTCCCAAAGTTTACAACAGTCGGGAAGTTCAGTCTTCCTACCTTTCTTCAGGTAGTTTATCTTCTGCCCGATATCGGGCAATGCTAATATTTCTTCTAAATTCAATGGCATAGCTTATATTTTTAGTGTGTGAATATTCCAGTTAAATCTTTCGGCTTCAAAATGCGTCCAAGCAAACAACCCAATACATAATATCTAATGGCATCCATCAAATGATTATATTCATCTACTGGCTCATTGATGTAGTTTCCATCCTTATCTTTATCCCAAACATATTTCCGAAGTTCAGTAATAATATTGTAAGAGCGTTCTGTTACAAAGAACTCCATGTCTTTAATCTTATCAATACCCGCTTTGATGGAGCCGGGAAACTTATCTACCGGATAGATATTCACGCCTCTGTTCTTTATCTCTTGAATCAATCGAGGGTCTTGCGAATCGGCAAAAACTTTCATAGAGAAAGGCTTTAACCTATTGGCAATAGCCGACGAAAGCATATCCGTTTCATAGAAAAGTTCATCAACATACAAACGGTTATCAATAATGCCACATCTTACAGCAGCGGAAGGATCATTAGTAAAGCCGAAGTCCTGCCCTATTCCTACCTTTTTGCATTCCTGCGGGAACTCTTTCACAATTCCCCACTTCTTGAACACAGCACCTTCTGCAACGTCAGCCCACCGGCCGATAACCACATGACCATACTTTTCAGGATTACTCACCTTCATATCCTCTACCTCTTTTAGAAACTCCGGTGAAAGATTCTCCAAATTATCAAAGTAAGTCGTATGAATGTGGAGCACATTCGGATGAGTGGAAATCTGAACTTGTACACCGTCAATCTCCACCAGCTTGTGAGTTTTCTCAATGTATTTCTTGTAGATGAAGTGATTGGAATCGCATGGGTTCATTATGATAATAATCCGGTTCTGAATCCCTTTCTTACGGATGGAGAGCATTATCTTGTCGAACTCATCTTCGCTTGTCCACTCTTCCGCTTCATCGCAGACGAAAGTCGTAATGCCTTGAATGGATTTCAGTTTTGCAGTCTGGTTCCCGGAAGAAGTCTTGATACCCCGGAACATGATACGGCTCTTAGTCATCTTATTGACTATATCCGTCTTGGTAGTCTTGAAATACTTAGTTGTTCCGTCAAGTTCTATCTTCTCCATCATTTCGGGGATGATAGACATACTGGCAGAAACCATCGTGTAGCGAGTATAGAGTATCTGATGAACTATCTTCTCTACGGGAGTCATTTCAAAGGTCAACCGCTCAATGAAAGTGGAAGCGTTGAAAGATTTTCCCGAACCACGCCCACCGGTGATAAGAATTATGAATTTTTCCTTATCGGTGTACAGAGGGTGATAAATTTCCTGCGGCTGTATCATTTCAACTTGTCTTTAATCCAGGAATCAATACTGATACCATGATTTATGTCGATAGGAATGTCGGCATCTTCATCAATTCTTGGAGCAGGTTTATTCCATTGTTCAGGTTTGCGGTTTTTAAGCCAAAAGATACCAGCCGTTGTATCAGGAGGAATCTCTTGTTCTAATTCCACAATTTCTATCCTTTCATTTTCACACCGCCTACCTTCTTCATCGTAATAAACATCTTTTACCTTGATAGCCTGCTGGACTTTTACTTTCATTCCGGTAGCTTTCGTGTAAAGAGTATTTTCTACTTTCAGCTCAAGAGGCGCCCGCCCGTTTTTTAATGCTTTGGATAATTCGGGGATTTTACCTTTCAATTCAGAGAAATACGTTTCATTGTAGCCGATGTTTGCAGCAATTTGCTTATCGTCTAATCCATCTCTCGCCCATCCTTCTATACGAATGAGATTATGGGGGTCTTTAAAGTCAAACTTCGGCTTTGCCATATTAATCTACTCTCTCTACCATATCCGATAAAACTTCACCTTTGATATATTTTTCTTGCGGTCTAAATCCGAACCGTTGCAAAAACACTTCTTTATTACTTTGGTTACTGAAAGTAAGAACTACGAATGTATCTACTAATTCTTCATTCTTTGTTTGAGAATGGCTCATTACAGCTTTTCGCATCTCACGTTTATTGTCGTAAATTTCGTTATTCAACTTCATAACCTCCTTATCTGCTTCGCTTGGTTCTTCTATTGAGGGTAAATCTACTTCAACCCCTAAAATACCAACATCGTTAATATCAAGACCCGCGCACTCGAAATCTATATCACTCAACATTGAAGCCAAAATATCAGTATCAAATTCACCCTGAACTTTTGTATTGTTGAAAAATATATTTTGTTCCTTTTCTTCTTTCTCGGACAAATCTACCATAGCAACTGTCAGGTTATAGTCCTTTTTCCTTTCAAGCGAATCAAGGATAGATATACGCTGATGCCCTGACACTATATTCATCGTGTTTTTATTCACCACAATAGTATCAAGAAGTCCCACTCGTTTTATATTATCTTTCAACTTCTTCTTGGCTGAATCTGATATTTTTCGAGGGTTATATTCTGCATTTTTAATTTGCCCACGATTAATTGTAGCAGTTTCAAATTTCTGATATTTACTAACTTCCTCCATATTTGGCTTCTATTAAATTAAATTCTTTGATAATCTTCTTGTAATCCTCCGGATAATGTTTTTTAATGTACAATATTGTTTCAGGGCGGAAATTAATACCCGAACTACCTCTTTTACTCCCAAGCTTCAGCGGTTCCGGTAGTTTATGCAACTTTATATATGAAAGACAATCTTTATTAGTCCAGTTCACGATAGGATAATACTTTTCATAATCAAAATGAATATCTGACTTGGCAGCTTTGTTAAACATGCCTCTACGGACGAAAGAATCAGATATCTTCATTCCATATACGACAACTTCAGTTTGATACTTAATTTTTAGATAATCTTCAATATCACGTAGCTTCAACCTTTTTAGCCCATCAAGATGCTTCACACTGAATAAACCTTGCATTTTGAAGTTGTATAAATCAGTATGAGGCAACTGAATTACCTCGACATTTCCATAAGAGCGTGCCCAATTAAAGAAAGGTTCTACTATATTCAGCCCTTTCACATGGTACAAAAAGCAACATATAACCTTTTTAAACTGACTTTGAAGCAAATGTAACAAGACAATGCTATCTTTGCCAGTCGCAGAAAAAAACAATATCGCCGTATCACTTTTCTGTGATGCGTGCAATATTGTTTCTTTCGTTTTCTGCATAATCAAGGCGTTCATTAATCACCTCCAAATGCAGCAACAAGGTCAGAACGCTTTTGCGCCCTTGTTCCGAACCCAGATTGATGACCTACAGCCGCTTTCCCGGCATTTACTCTACGCCCACGGTTACTTATACCAGTGATGCGATTAATACGTCTTCTAATACTTCCGACTCAGCTTATTTCTCACCTTTAAAAGTTTCTACTATATTACCTAACTCAAATATTATATATGCCAATGCATATTCTTTACCCTTTTCCATCCCAATGATAAAATCACCATTTTCATCATATAAAAACTCAACACGAGCGTCTTTTACTTCAACGATAAGATATGGGCGTTTACCTTTATATTCGCCTGTAACCAGTTTAAGCTTATCATACGATTTAGCTTTAACCATTACTTCTGAATCACCATCTGGAATATCTTCTTCTCTCTCATATTCTTTACCATCAACGATAAAAGAAACGTAATTTTCAACATTACTTGGCTTTATTTCTCGCCTCTCAAAATCTTTTTTACCAGAAAGAATCTCATCAAAATACTTTTGCTTAATACTAAGGGTCAAAATGTTCATAATCGTGTCATTTTTTAAATTAATATTCATAGTTGCGGGACAGGGATTCGAACCCCGGACCTCTACCAAGTCAAAGTAGCGAGCTGACCACTGCTCTACCCCGCGATAGTACCCCAAAGGTACTACCACAACCAAAGATAACGAAATATCTTCAATCGTTATACACGACAATCGGTTTATTGTCGTGAACTAAGCCATTTGTCCCGTCTTTCTCTACATGCCTCTAAGGTAGGCGCACAACAAGAAAACAATTCACCACTTTCAGTACGGTAGTCGTACTGGTACATTCTCACTCTCTTTCTGCCTAACTTCGTTGTGTAGGTAGTGTAATTCTCTTTACCGGGCTGGCATATACTGCAACCGTTTTTGTTTATTGAGTTCATAATCATTTATCAATACTTACTTAGTAATTTGTAAAACATTCGCCTTTTCTCTATGTATTTACAACCATTTCGTCTAAGACCTCGCTTTGATTTTGATACTGTCATTTGGCAACCTGCAACGCCAATGTAAATGCAATTTGAATGATGCCTTTTAGCTTCTTTGAAAGCCCACCAAATCGCTTCACGACAATATCTATAACTATCATTTTGAACACCCTCGTATCCTCTACTCAAAATGAAGTGACCTATTTCGTTTGCTTCTTCTTCTGAATAGCATATTGTGAATATATTATTCATCCTTTCTTTGCTTTACTTGTTCTACCAAAAACCTTTTAAAATCATTCTTGTACTGGCTGTGAATGATTTTATACTGATGGGATAGGTTAGGCAATTGTTTGTAACCTTTGCTATACAAGAATTTGGCTACTAATTCAATCTTTTCACGGTTACTGAAACCTCTGTCCTTACACATGTTAGTTATACAAACATTTGCCTTGCTGGTAGGCTTCTTTTCAACCGGTGGCATGTATTCATGTCTGTCATAAGCGTGCGTTCTTGGATAACCAACCGCTTCACCTAAATACTCACCGGTGATAAAATCAAATTCACCGCTTATCAAACTATCTGCTATTTCACCCATAATAATCAATATTTAATGTTTCACATTCAATCTTTCTTCACTCGTATAAGCCACTACAAGCCCAGTTTCATCATGCTGTATGGTGATGTACTTTTCGCCCCTCTCTATGGTGGTAAAATCGCACATACTACATAGCTTACCTAACACTTTGCCCAGTTGCTTCATTAGTGGGGCTTCGGGGCTGATAACTAAAACTAAATCTGCTTTCATAATCACCTCGATTTACGTTCGTTAGATTTCAATTTATCCGCTCTCTTCTTTAGACTGGTAGCCAGTTCACAAAAAGCTATATTAATCAAATCACAATCTTTAGTTGTGCGGATTGCATCAGATACCCTATCAGATTCTATAAGTATATCTGCACTATCAGCAAATACTTCTAACGCTAATATCTTTGCTTCTCTCTTATTCATGCCTTTCAAAGTATTTACAACCGTTCTTTCTTGATGCTTTGATGCGGTGCTGAAGTTTCGTACAATACATGAAGAAATTCACGCACTGGTAATATTTACACATACTGCAATGCCTATCTTCTTTTACTTTTGATTTTTCCATATATCATAATCATAATGAGATTCAAAACACATAAATCCACCGCAAACCTTAGCAATCACAGAAGGGTCAAATGGACATTCTTTGATTGCTCTATACCTTGTTTCTACTTGTGCGAAATATATTCTCATAATCGTGTGTATTGTGGTAGCCCGAAAGCTACCGGATTAAACTTCAGTCAATCTGCCATACGTTTCTTTGCCGTGTTATTTTGACGCCTTGCAAACTCTTTGGCTAATTCGTAATCTGCGAAATAATTGATACGATTACCTGTTCCAGTGTTTACTACCTCATAAACCTTGCAACCATACTCAATTGATTCGCGAACTACATATTTACTCTGCAGGTTCATATTCTTATAGGTTATGCAGGGCTTTCGCCCTGCTGGTTAAACTTAATCAATCTTGTAGATATTGATGTCTTCGTCATCCGCTACGGTCAACGTATAGGTAGGCTTAAACTTGCTTATAAAACAGAAGTACCCATCTCTCTTTTGATACACATACAAGTATTGCCCATCAAGTTTTATACTTTCATTAGTACCAAAATAATCACGTGTATTGACGTTTTGTACTACGCCCCATTGGCCTTCTATACTTTCACTCTGAACTGCGTCTATCAGTTTAAATGTTTCTTGTGTCATAATCGTATATCTTTTAATTGTTATTCAAACTATGTTTTTATTACCACACTGTAAATATCAAATTTTAATTTGAATAAAGCAAATGTTTAAGAAGATTTTTTCAAATTATTTTTTGATATATTTTTCCATTCATCTATATATAATTTGAATTTTGTTCCTATCTTTGCATCAAACTATAATTTGAATATCATGCTGAGAGTACAAGAAATCTGTAAACATCAAGGTATTACCATGCAAGACCTTGCTAAAAGAATGGGAGTTACTTATCAAGCACTATACGCTGCTGTGTCAGGAAACCCAACTATTGGGAAGTTGGGAGAAATGGCAAAAGCATTAGGTGTTGGGGTAGTCGATTTATTAGATGAGGAAAAAGAAAACAGTAATACTATCACTTGCCCTCACTGTGGGAAGAAAATTAAAATAGAGAAAGGAGAATAGATATGGATTGGATAGACACAAACTTGCTTATAAGTATTTGTACTTGCGCTATTGGATTAACCCAATTCTTATTTTGGAGATACATAGCAAAACAAAAATCCTATGAGTCTGAGAAGGGAAGGAATCTTGCAACCAAAGAAGATATAGGAGAAATTACAAAAGAAATAAAAACGGTTGAAAGTTCATTTATCAATGAAACAGAAAAGTTAAAAACGACTTTATCTGTACTGGCTAATATTCAAACAAATGTTGCTTCTATTGAAAGAGAAGCAATTATAGAGCTAAATAAAAGTCTATTCACATATTTAAATTTTACTATGACAGGAATCAATAACAGTCGTAATAATAATGAATTAGATAAGTACATAAATTTATTAAATGAGAAGCATAGAAAAACCAATGAAGATATTATTCTATTTAATTTATTCATCAATGATAGAGAACTGCAAAACCAGGTAGAGCGGTTGTTTATTGATATTATATCAATGGACACGGAACGACAGAAAGATGTAATTGAATTAAAAGAAATAAACAATAAATTAGAATCAATAAAAAATGAAGATATTGGGACTAAAGAAAAACGAGAGAAATATTCCAAAGCTATAGACAAGTATAAATCCTTTATAGAAAAAATGTATGACAAACAACTACATAAATATAATAGTTTTCTTGAACTACAACAAAGTTTTAGAAAAAACTGTAGAGCATATATATATCAATCAATAGAAAAGCCGGAGCACTAAGCCCCGGCTTTTCTATTGATTAGTCCTTTGATTCTTAACCGATTTAGAATCTCTGTGTAAATATGCTCTATATCCTCGCTAAAATCTCCATAGTTCTGATACAGAAACACGACATCAGCGCAGTTGTCGGAAATTGTGCTCTTGGACTGAATCCCCAATACTCTTGACATCTCTTCACGTAACCCAGCTGTCATCTTTCCACCAGCAAGCGAGCTTGGAGAAAACAGATACAGGATAATGAAGATGAACTTCTTCCGCTGGGTAACACTGTCAATATTCGGTGGACATCCTCTCTCATTCAGTAACTCAATGAATATTTTGTAGATTTCATGGATAAGGCTTTTGTCTTTCAAAATCGGGGCGGTCAAGGCATTTTCCTCCTCTGAAAGTTCTGATTTCTCAATACGAATCTTTTTAAGACGAATGATTTTATTAAAATCCAGCTCCATAACACGATTATTTTAAAAGTAAATAGTATATTTGCATCATAATCGTGTGAGGGAGGATTGAGTGGTCGTGCGCTTGGTTCTCCTTTTTTTATTTTACAGAGTTATTCTTTTCCTGAATAATCCGATTTTGCTCGTTCACCTCCCTACCCCATATCATAGCGGAATAGATGGCTTTTGCATACAAAAAGAGTTCCTCACGACCGGTAAGGAATCCAACTCGAAGGGCTGCACATTTCGCATCAGTCCAGACATTTTCATTTCTACTCATTGGCTATTTGTTAATTTTATAAATCTATTGCGTTAATGGTTAACATACATATCCGCTTGCTAAACCATGTTATAAGATAGCAGAACAAAGGCTCGTAATTTGCACAACTCCCACAAATCCGTACCTTTGCAATGTGTTTTTCATAGTATTAGATTAAGGTTAATAAAAAAGATTGGCTGTCTGGGATAGATAGCCTTTTTTGTATCTATCAGTCACCTTTGTTCTCGTCCCTATACTTATGCTTCCAATAGCTATTTAAACAATTATATACAGTAACGCAAATTATCAAAACTGTTACAACAAACCCTCCCCAATCAAATTCCATATCCTACCTTATTACATTCCACTCACTTTCCATAATCACATGTTCACACTTATTACACCTATGCAGGTAAGTCGGAAACGGAGCTGTCGTATAATCTTCGACAGCAATTTCTATACTGCCACATTCCGGACACTCAATTTTTACCTCTTTAATACCGGAATAGTCCCAGAAAGATAGTTTCCCTTTCACGTTCTCGATAGGTTTGGAGTAAAGGATAGGATTAGCCAGTACCCAGTTATAAACCCCTTTCTCTGCCCAGATGGAAGAGTGATTCACAACGCAATCCACAATTTCGACACTTCCAATGATAGCAGAATTTACATATCCATTGCCGCAAATAATCTCACTCTGGAATCCAAGTGAAAAGCTATCCCATTGCCTTTTCGTAAATACACTATTAGGATTAATCATTTCCACGGGGACGGCGCTTGAATGAATCAGCACCCTCTGCCCTAAGTATTTCTTAGGGCACGGCCAAGTTCGGTTCTCAATGTCTTTAATACTGTGGACTATCAAGGATGCCCAAGGTTGTTTTATGGTTATTACTTTCATTGTATTGTTATAATTATAATTATTTGTAACTTTGTATGCCCTATGCGTGATAGGTATTCATTAATAAATTTGATATTATGGAAACAGAAATATATAATTTAATTAAAGAATACGTGTTTAAGCCACTAATAGGACATATATGTAGTAAACTGTGGCATTGCCTCCAAAAAAGGCTTTTAAACTACATAAATGCTATCAAAGCAAAAAGGCGAAAGAGAGGGGTGGGCAAGCACGCCCCTCTCTTTTTTCATCCTACATCCATCAAGTCGAACAATGTGGGTGCGCTGACCTCCATCTCCGCCTCATACAGATATGAAAGACTATCTTTCCAGTAGTCGTAATTGAGTTCGGTTGACAGACCTTTCCTCCCCAGATTGATAGCGCAATAGGGAACGGTGCCGATACCTCCGAACGGGTCAAACACCAGTTCACCTTTGTTTGAGTATCGTTCAATCAACCTTTCGACAATATCCAACTGAAGGGGACAGATGTGGTTCTGCCGTTTCTTCTGCGACTGCTTGGTATTGAGCGTGCGCATCCGGGTTACATCATCCCATATCCAGGGCTTCTTGCTTACCGGGTCAACGGCCATGAATGTCTTTGGCAGTTTTCCGTATGCCTCCAGTTCTTCGGCGAATGATACGTGTTCCTCATAATCATAGACGTGCCCACGCTCGTAGTTCCTGAATAGGTGGCGTATCTTGTCAATGCCGGCCCCTTTCATGTCCTCGTAACTCAATAGAGAGTTACCCGAAGATTTCCAACTTGCATGAGCGTCTATCTGCCAACGGGCCAACGAATATTCACTTTTGTTTTTTGTCACCGGCAAATCAGCATAAGCCCGTGAGGTGTCGGAAGGAAGCTTGCGGAAAAGAAGGACATACTCAGGACAACCGATACCCATCTTTGAACCGTCCTTGCACATCTCCGTATATCCAAGCCGATAAGTCTGGTTGTTCTCCCTTACCACATCTGTATCGACCGTGATGCGCCCCATGTAGCGGAAACCGTGTTTCATGTAGTGGAATACAGTCATTTCACTGAACGGGTCGATAGTGGGCATACCGTCACCCGTAGCGTTGCCGAACAGTACACGGTCTTTCACATGGATGCAAGCTAACCTACCGGGTTTAAGAATACGCATAAGCTCCGGTGTAAGATAATCCATCTGCTCGAAGAACTTGCCGTTGTCCTCATTATGCCCGAAGTCGTTATAGGTCGGAGTGTACTCATAGTGGTTGGAGAACGGGATGCTGGTTACAATCAAGTCCACCGAATTACTTTCCATAGTCTGGCATTCAAGAACATTGTCATTATTGATTGCCCTCCACAGTTTACCGGACTTTTCTTCCCTGCTGGCAAACATCCACCGCATCATCTTTTCCCCTGCCTGCAAGCCGAACAAACCGTTCTCGCGCACTATATCGGTCATCTTGGCTACCATCTCGCGGTGTTGCGCCCACTTCTGCATGAAGCTCTTGTATATCTCTCCCTCACTTTCCGCATAGACCAGATAAAGGTCAACCGGATGCTGCTGCATGAAACGGTAGATACGGGCTATCGCCTGGAACTTGTCGTTAAAACGGTAGTCGATGAACATGATTGCCTTATGGCAGTGGTACTGGAAGTTCAAACCTTCACCAAGCATCTCCGGTTTGGCAGCCAGATATTTCAGACGGCCGTCCTTAAAGTCCGCTATCACTTCGTCGGCTTCCTCATCATCCTGCGAGCCGTACACAGCCTTACATCCGGGTATGGCGTCACACAAAGCCTTCCGTTCATTCTCCATGTCATGCCATAAAAGGAAATGGTCGCCTTTGTTTTCAGGACGGTTAATGATTGCCACCACACGGGCAATCTTTTCCTGCATGTTGTCCCGACGTTCTTTCGCTGCGTCGGCAAGTCCGAGAGCAGCCTCACGGAACATCTCCACTTGTCCGTCACGGTCGGTTCCGGCAGTGGAGTTATCAACACTAACCACTTCTTCATGTACACGCAGTTCCGGCAATTCATATCCGGTATCGGGATAACCAAGGTCGGACGGTCTGGTGAGGAACAACGCCCATGTACTTACCCACAACCAGAACTCCTTCTCCTTGTGCGGATAAAGGGTAAGGTTATTCGCCTTCGTGCTGTCACGCTGAAAGAAACGGGTAAGCGCCTGCCCGGTATCCATCACACCGAGATAACCGGCATAATGTATCAGTTCCTTATATCTGTTGGGCGATGGCGTGGCGGTGGCGACAAAGCGGTAGGGAACATCCGCAAACAAGGGAAGGAACTCCTGATAGGTCTTGGTACCGAAACCACGCAATACGCTCGCTTCATCCAATGATGTTGCGGTGAAGTAGGAAGGTTCTATTCTTACACCATCTTCACCGTCGCGCACACGCTCGTAGTTCGTAACCATGATGTCAGTCGGACATATCATCACATCAGCCATAGTTCGTACATAGGTCACTTTCATGTGCAGATGTTGTTCCGCTTGTGTAAGAAACTCAACGACTACACGCTTGGGACAGACTATCAGTCCTTTGCCACCTTTGTGTTTCAGGACTACCCGAAGTATCTCCAACTGAGTTACGGTTTTCTGCATACCGAAACTGGAGAATATCGCACGGCAACCGCCGGACACCGCCCAACGAACGGTATCTTTCACATGAGGATATAACGATGGGGTTAAATCATCTTGATTGACCTCGAACCCGGTCTGATGACTGATGGCCATCTTGTCTTTCAGAAATTCTATATATTCTTTCATTATGCTATTTCTTTCAATAATTTCATTGTTTCACTTCTTTAGGTTTCCAATCAGACGGTAATTTTGCCCACTCGCGGAACTTGGCGTCGAAGTCGTCCATGTCCATGAACATATCCATCTTCGATTTCTCTGTCTCTACGAGTGAGGAGAATTCCAGAAAGTACATGTCGGCGCTCTTGACAAAGCTGTTATGAAGCCTTTTCAAATTTCCGAGTAGTAACCCTTTGGCGTTCATCAGGTCTGCCGCTTCCTCCACCAGCATATTGGCTTCGCAGTTCAGTATGTGTGCGGCTGAAAGGAGGCTGTTCAATCTGTCTATGCTGCCATCAGCCTCGGCAGCTTTAATCAAATCTTTCTTTGGTTTCATTGTTTCTGCTTTTTCTTGCAAGTTCATCAATCATTCGCTGGTACTTCTTTGCCACCAACGGCAGCGCAGGCGCAGTGCGTTATCACGCTGCCACTCTAATAATTCTATTTTCTTTTCAAGTTCTATGTCCATAAAATTATTTCTTCTTGAATTTGTCACATATCCTGCCGTAGCGGTCACATGCGCACACCCTATGGTCCTTGGCCTTGCATAGACAAGAGTTCCCTACAAAATCTCTGGAGTATGAGCATTGGCGGCAGCGGACGGGAGAGAGGGGTAATTTCTTCTTTGCCATTATCTTCGGCTTTCACCTTCAATTTTAATCACATTGAACATCTCTTTCACCCGGTCGGCAATATAATCCCCATACCGTTGGGAAAACTCCTTGTCCGGGTCCAGATTGGTAGTCATGTGGGTGTAGAAACAATATCTCTGCTCATAGCGCAGTTGCAAGACGGTCTGAATGGCATTGATGCCCGTACCAAAGTGTTTGGCATCCATAGGTTCCCGTCCCACCTCGTCAATGGCAAGATTGTAAATACATGACCTGTCTGTGTATTGGCTTAACCCGACAATTCCTTTCTCGGCAAACAGCAAGGCAATCTCGGCAGCACTGGTGAACTGAAAGGTCAATCCGGCATCCGCACCGCCAATACAATAACGGGCAATTTTTGCCGCATAGTTCTGTAATCCTTTCAGCAAAGTGGACTTGCCCACCCCAATAGAGCCATGTAATAATAATCCCTTGCTTACATCCAATATTCCGGGAATCCCCCAAACCCATTGATAAAGGGCTTTCAGCAGTTGGCGGTTGCTGTCATCAACTGTAAAGGCCGGGAAAACGGATTTCATGGAAACTACGAGTTGGTTGCGCCAATACATGTCAATCTGCTCCCTGCTCCATTGCTTCTGATTAGCCTTATTTACCGAAGACAATTGATTTGATACCGGCAGAACTTTCGTCTGGTTTTGTATCAGGTTTCCGATTGTTTCCATTTTTAGCTTGTGCTACGATTTCATTAAATTTAGAATTGATATTAGTTACGCTGAAATTATCAAATATCCACCCCTCTTTGACCGAGGAAAGAAGGTATTGAAGGGCATACAACAGAGAATCATCGGAAACGTCCATTTTCTTTTGCTCTCTTTGGAATTTGAGCTTATTCAAGAGCTGGGACATAGCCCCGGCATCCTTGGCTGTCCAGTAGTAGTCAGCCCCGAAGGTTTCCCTAAAATGCTGTTCAAATAGCAAACGGGCTTTTGAATTAATCTCTTTAGGCTTATTTTTCTTGCCTCCCCCCTTGGGGGGTGTGGGGGGAATATTATTATCTTCTTCATCTTTCTTTTTATTATTGCCCTTAGCTTGCCCCAATTCTTCTATTTTTTGAGCCATTTTTTCTGTGGTTGCCCTTAACTCTGCCCTTAGCTCGCCCAAAGCATGATTTAACCCGCTGATTTCTTTGTTGTTGTCTATGCCCTTATCTACGTCTCTTTGCCTGCCCTTGACCGGATTATATTCATCATAGCTACATAAAGTAATTACGGTCATACCTTGTTTATTACAAGTCGTTATCATACCTCTTTTTTTAAGTTTGGCAAGGAAATAGCGCACTTTCTTTTCAGACCATTGCCAACGCTTCATCAAAAACGATACGGATGCTGGATATTGACCTCTTGTATAAGAGATTTCCCGACCTCCGATAAGTTCGCTGTACGCCTTGTCGGTTGCCTCAAATCGTGCGCTCTGAATCAAGTCGAGCCACGCTTCGCATTCCGAAAACTTACGGGCTACTTTCCACATTTCATTCGAGAAAAACTTGCGGCTTAGCCTCAAAAATCCTTCGTCCATAGTTTTAGAATCTCACGTTTGTTAATTGCCTTCCTTTCGAGTAAACTGCCCATTTCCCATTTCCGCTATCAAACAACCGTAAGTCCGACACTTCTCCGAAACGTTTGATATTACCGCAAAGGTCAACAATCCAGCCACATTCTTTAGAAGGATGCGGACGGATGGCACGACCGACTATCTGATACCACATAGCAAGCGACATCGTAGGACGTGCCATAACGACCGTATCGAGTTCTGGATAGTCAAAGCCAGTCGTAAGTACCCCGACATTCGCCACGACCGGGATTTCCCCTGCCTTAAATGCTTCAAGTATCCGTTCACGTTCCTTTTTCGGGGTGTCACCGGAAACGATGGCGCAACCGGGAATGGACCAGGTGAGATGTTCGGCTTCTTTCAGGAAACGAGTAAAGACCAGAATGCCTTTACGTTTACCTCCAGCTTTAGGATTCATCAGCCTTTGGACAATATGAACGAGATACCCGTAGAAATCTATCCGTTCATATTCTCTCTGAACTGATTTATCCGTATAGTCTGCACCGGTGGTATTTGTTTTCAAGTTGAGTTCATTCCATCCCGAAGGATTCATCGGGTAGTAGTTCAGCTTTGCCAGATAGCCCATATCCAAGAGCGTTGACACCTGTACATGGTAAATGACCTCTGAAAAGACATGCGGCTTTGTCCGGGTGATGAATTTCAGCATGGAGCCGAAATCACGGCTGGAGCTTAAACGGTATGGCGTTGCTGTTAATCCAAGAACCTTACACTTCACCGCATCGAAGAAATCCTTGTACATTCCCTCTTTGGGGTTCACAAGGTGACATTCATCCACGATGATGTTCTTGAAGTGGATGAACAGTTCGGGATGATTCTTTACCGATCCGATTGTTGCGAATGTTATCCGGCTTATCTCCTTTGAGTTGAAAGAAGCCGAATAAATGCTACAGTCAAGAATACCATACGAGCAGAGCTTTTTAAAATTTTGCTCCAAAATCTCTTTTGAAGGCTGGAACACTAAAGTATGTCCGTCAAGCCTTGCGGCTATATCCGCTATGATAAGGCTCTTTCCGCTTCCGGTCGGTAACACCATAATGGCATTTGTTTTCTTCGCCTTATTGTTAAAGAAAGAAACGGCAGCATCAGAGGCTTTCTGTTGATAATCTCGTAATACATAACTCATAAACCTTTCTCCTTTCGTAACTTCTTATTATGTGCTTTGTAATACTTAATTAGTTGCTCGTACTCAAAATCTGACATCTTAGTATTTGATGCAACTTTCACTTTTAGCAAGTCAAAATGCTGTTGTCCGATTTTGGCTATCAAATTCTCACGGTAGCCTTCAAGGTGGTCGGCACGGAAACGGTTGCACGCACGGCATTCGGCATGGCAATTGTTCTCATCAAATCGGGTAGCCAGATGCGTGCGGCTGAAATAGTGACCACAGTCGGCTTGCCCGAACGGTTTTATCTGTCCACATGATATACATCGGAAGAAACCGTTTGGCATACAATCACGAAGCCGAATGAAAAGGGAAAACTCCTTATCGAGTTTAGCTTTCAAATCCGGCTTCTTCTTCACTGTCACCCCTGCTTTATCAAACAGAGGTAAAGGCTTGTCTTTCTTCTTAGCCTTGGCTCTTTTTATGTAGTATGGCATTGTTTATAATTTTAGTTTGTGGTGGTAGCAGGATTCGAACCTGCATGAGTGGTGTTTTTGCGGCTTTCTGATTTTAAGTCAGTCATTCCTAAGATGTCTCGCATGTTGCCGGTTTGGTTATTAACGGTTATCATGGAATTTTTCACCTCACATCTTGATTAGCGTCTACCAATTCCGCCATACCACCGTGTTTGCCCGCCATATCTTCACAGACGGAGCAGGCTAGTTAACAAAGTTATTCCATATAAGCCATTGAGAATTCTTTCGGAATAAACCGCCCGACTGGGATAGGTTTAGCAGATTCAATAGCTGTAT